ATAACGCACATAGATATATTGACAATCTAACGCACTTATATTATAATAAAGATAACAAAAGAAGAACCCCAGACGGGGAAATATAGGAGGGTAAGAAATGCAGGAAATTTACAGGAGTTTCGAAGGAAAGCTCGGAGTTGATAATCAGAGCGGTTATATTATTTCTGAGCTGAAAGAAACATACCAGATTGAAAACTTTACTGTCTGGGGAAAATCTCAGAAAATACGAGTAAAAAAAGACCTGCTTCCGGTGGATGATTTCGGAAACGAGGAAAGAATTGCAGAGTTTTTTGTGGACGTCGAACATGGATGCCTCAAAGGATGCTCATATCAGTATAGAGGTACATGGTACAGTTATGACAAAATACTAGAGATTCAAAGGAAAAATCAAAGTAATAACTGGCAGGCATATGTATAAAATTAACGATTAAACAAGGGAGCAAGAGGATAATCACAAACAAGCCGGAATATTGGAACACAAAATAAGCCCTTTGGAAAATTCCAAGGGGCTTTTATAATGCTTTTTTGTGGCGGCTTTTAGGACAGGTACAGAACTGCCGCCGAAGTCCTGACATAATTATTCATAGCACAATACCGTCAAAAAGTCAACGACATTTTTTTACTTGACTTTTTGAAATCATTCTGTTATGTTCGATATAATGAAGCCGACGGAACTCAGGAAGGGGCAGGACTGACAAAGCGGAATCGTAACTAAATACGGAAAAAAATATAGCCAGATCATGCCGGATCAGATGCCGGAAGGTCTGGCTTTTTGTGCGTTCAAAATGCCCTATTATAATATTATATATATTAATATTATGGATTATGAATATCTATAATTATAGTTATTCCCTGTCCCTTCCTAGATTCCAGAGGCTGAGTTGATTAATATAATATTGTATATAGTATATATAATATACATAGATATAGTGTATGGTGTTATATGAGATTGACTAAAAGTTTTAAATTAATAGTTGACAGAATAACAACTTGTATGTTAATACTATTAATAGAGATACAGATACAGGCCGAAAGCGAGAACGAACCGCTGGAGGACTGAACCGGTTAGCTACTGGACAACGAACCAGAGCCGACCGGCTTTTTTTATTTATAATGATTTAATAGATTAACGTTATAAAGCGAGGTGATACAGTGAAAAATTCAAATACTATAACAACATCCCAAAATATAGAAGTATATGAAAACAAAATATGGTTATTGGTAGATGAATATATAAACACTGTATTATGCATACATCAAGAAGATTATGACAGTATAGAAAAGTATAAGAAAGATATAGCTAATAATCGTATTGATATGTTTTTTTATATTGCTGATCATATTGAAAAACCAAGTAATAATGATATAGAACTATTAGACAGTATATTTAATATATATATACGTGTATGTGGTAGATATGGTATATCACCTACTTTGCAAATGTTTGGAATATTAGTTGGAATTAATAACATGACGTTTAGCGATTGGGCGAACGGAGACTACAGAACCGCCTCAACGCATGGCATAACGGTGAAAAAATGGAAAGAAACATGTGGAGCCTTTGCGTTGGATAAGCTACACAACCAGGATGGCACGAATGCCAACTTGATATTTGCTTGTAAAGTAGCTTACGGCATGGCGGAAACGGCACCAATTCCAGCAGGACAGCAGCAAGGCATACCACAGCAGACAGCACAACAGATCGCGGACAAGTACAAGGACGTGTTGGAGCTTCCAGAGATGGAAAAGCCGGAGTTATAACAGCGTGGAATGTACACAAGATCGTCGGAATGTACGCAGAGCACGAACAAACAGACCGAAAACGGTGAATATGGCAGTATTTATCAGATACGCACATATATAACAGCTGAATTTGTGCATAATGTATAGCAAATCAAAGCAATCTATCGAACAAATCTGTGTTTGTCGTATAGATGGAGTATTAAAGGCTTTGATGCTTCCTTGATCACTGCCGAAGGCATCCGAAAAATCAGCGTTAAGACCGGGACAGTGGAAACCAGAAACAGACCCGGGAGGGGGTGTATATGGATGCCCTGAACGGCCTAATGAGTGCCCCGAGTAAATCTGATTTATTACTTTTGTCCTACATAATAAGGAGATGCAATATGCCAAAAGGAAGACCAACTAACAATCCCAAAGGTGAATCAATTCGAATTCGTATCACTGATGATATGAGAACAAAACTTGAAATGGAATCATTTCAAACAGGGCTGAGTATTTCACAAATCATTCGAAATTTAATAACTCAGAAGTTAAGTTAAAGGAGTGTCCGAAGATGAACAGCGTAGAAGAGTTAGTTTCATACGGAATTAGCAAAGAAAATATTTCTCAAATGATTGAATCTTATCAAAAGCGTATTGACACAGTAAATGGTGACTACAAAATTATTGATATTTCATACAATCCATATACTAAAGCCAGAGTAGTTAAACTTAAATGCGTTACATGCGGAAATGAAATTCAGAGAGGAATGATAAAAGGCAGAAATAAATGGAGTGAACTTATAAAGACATGTCCTAAATGTCGAAAGAAAAGACGAAATGCAGAGCTTGAAAAATCTCGAAAAGTTAAAAAAGACCTACTTGAATCCGAAATGGGGAAACAGTATGGAGATTACACTGCTTCAAAAATAATAGAACAGAATCCCATTAAGATTCGTATGGTTTGTAGAGAATGCGGAGCATTTAAAGATGTTTCTTTTAGCATGATGCATGCAGGGAAGTGGAAAGATCAGAAGTGCCATAAACATTTTTCGAATATTAAATACGATGGAACTTATATCGGGAAACATTTTGGTTTCCTAACGGTGATAGGAATAAATGATCCTGGTGAAATTAAAAGGTTTAAATGCCAGTGTGATTGCGGGAATATTAAGAACGTGAGACCGATTGAATTAGTTTCAGGGATGGTAAAAAGTTGTGGATGTCGCCATAGTGATTCTAGCCGAATCCATGGTGGAAGTAATGATCGCCTGTATCATGTGTGGCAGGATATAAAGCGAAGATGCGAGTCCATTACTGCTTCTAACTATTACAATTATGGCGGACGTGGAATTAAATTATGCGATGAATGGCATGACTATTCGATATTCAAAGAATGGGCCTATAAACATGGATATGATGAAAATGCTCCGTTTGGAGAATGCACGATTGACAGAATAGACGTAAACGGAAATTATGAACCCAACAATTGCCGATGGATTACTAATGTTGAACAGCAGAAAAATAAAAGACCTCCTTCCGAATGGAAGAAACGAAAAAACAAGAAAAAGACGGCGATGATTTTGTTCGGAGGGGAAATGGTACCGAAATCTGATATTTGTAAGCAATACGGAATTTCTGTAGAAACATTTAATTATAGGCATAATCAAAAAGGCATGACTGTAGAAGAAGCATTGAATACTCCTAAAATGGCAAAAGGCCGTCCGAGAAAGGCGGTGTGACAATATGAGAAAAACCTATAGCAATCCCCAGGGTGAATCCATCCGCATCCGGTTGCCGTACCAGCTAGAACGAAAACTCATAGCTGAGAAGAACCGAACCGGCAAAAGTATATCACAGATTACCCGTGAAGCCCTGGCAGAATATTTTCGAAAGAGGTAGGCAAATGTCGATACTCGAAAAATTTTTCAAAATAAAAAAGGCGATTTTAGGGAGGTAGAGGAATCATGAACTGTAATGAAAAAATTTATTACGTATATGTCGAAAACGGAAAAGCAGTTATCACAGAAGAAAAACCGGATTTTGACAAGGTTCACGATTACATGATTATGAAAGCAGATGGAATCGAACTCTTTATGGGCGTGCATAAAAATCAGGAGGACGTATTACTTCCAGACGAACCAATTGACGCGGCGTCCATGCTGATTAATGCAACGATAACTGTTGAACCTAGCAAATCCGGTACATTTTCACCATTGCATAATAAAGAACCGCAGACCTTTGCAAAGTACGACATAAATCAGCTTCAGGAGATTGCAGACCATCTTCTGACGTATTGCAAAGCACAGGAAAGGGGATGCAAAGATGCCTGTTGTGAAAATTATAAATCCGAGTCCGTATGATTGGAGAGGGACGCAGTGTTTTATTGATGGGAATAAAGTCCCAAGAGTAAAGTCTGTTGATTTTCATGTTGCAGTTGATGAGATTCCGACATTTGTATTCGAGATGATGGCAGAGCCGGATATTGAAATGGAGTGCTTGGCACAAATTAGTTTCACTTCTCAATCAATTACTGATGCAATTTCGGTTTTAAGGCACGAACTGTTACAACACGGGGAAATTTACCGTGGATTCAAAGCAAGCCTAAAATCGGCTTTAGAGCGTTATAATTACTGTGGATTACCATTTGAGACGGAAGAAGAAATTGCAGATAAGATACTTAATTTTATGATTGGAGAGGAAAAATGAGATTACCATTAACCATTATCGCAGTGGCAATTAATATTCTGATATTTACTACATTAGCTGCATTTTTAATGAGCCGGAATTACAAAGGCAATCAATTTTCCACAGCATTCTTCTTGCTGATGGAAGCAGGAATGATACTTAATACAGTTTTGATTTGCACTGCGAGGTAAATACATGCTGATTGCAATTCCTATGAGGATTATTCCGTTTTTTATCATAGAACGGATTAAACCTATAATTAAACCGAAAGGATACGCTTGTCCGGTAGTGGAGCGGTATGCAAGCAAACGATCGAGACATCCGATTTAGCAAATATGACTCTACAAAAAAAGAGAACAACTTAGTTATTTAAACGCTGATTCTCCACATAAGTTGTGTTGCAATTGTAGAGCACATAATAAAAATATTATCACACATTCAATTCTTTCTCCTGCTTTTGTAATGGTGCGGAGTGGGAGAAAGATTCTAGGGCTATCGCCAAGTGGTAAGGCACAGCACTTTGACTGCTGTATTCGCGGGTTCGAATCCCACTAGCCCAGCTTGCTAGGTTGCGCATGTACCTGGCAATGGTTTATTTTACATAGACCCTCCGACGAAAACCCATCTAGCTCAACGGAGCTGATTAAAGGGGCTTCAAATGTCCCGGATGGGAATCCTCGTAAAAACGAGGTACTCTATTTTGCCATGACCTTTGTTGCGGCTGGTGGCAAAGAACCGCAACAGTAGAAGCAAATCAACTCAAAATCTGCAATCCGGGAGACTGCTTCTACTCAGGAAATTTAGTTCAGCGGTTAGAACGTCCGGCTCATAACCGGGAAGTCCTGAGTTCGAATCTCAGAATTTCCATTTCTTCCGTATGCTACCCATCCGTTTTATGGGCAGAAAAAACTTTCGGATGAGCGTATGTGAATCAGAATGAGCAAAGGTATGTAACGGCATAGGCTTATGCTTGATCTGATTTCCCGTCCGATAAATGTTTCTTAGTTTCAATAAGCCATCACAAGTGCACATTGATGGCAGGGAGTTTTCAAGAAGCATAAAGTTAAAAGGCATAATAATATCCGAAACAACTCCGTGGAGCATACCACGGTTACCAAAAAGCCGTCAGGTTGGCAAAAATACGATAGTCCAAGTTATGAAAAATTGCCTAGTGGAAAGCATAACACGAAAAAATCATTGCTAACCCGGAACAATCTCCGGGTTCTGGGGGAATAATACCATAAGGGGCAAAGGGCTGATTAACAGTACCAGAGCGGTTCAACTCCGCATTCTCCCATTATCCAATCTGTAAATATTGGATATGAGGAAGCTGTCCGAGATGTAAGAAACAGTCGGCTTGTGGATTGCCGGTACAAATACGCTGAAAATCCACACAAGGCAGGGTAGAGAAGCGGAATCTCGCAAGGTTCATATCCTTGAGAACGGCGGTTCAAATCCGTCTCCTGCAATTAATTTGGTCGGAATTATGCTGTCTGTATACAGGCGGTCTATGATTCGGCTGAATTTATCTCATGAGAAAAGGTTATTGCTTATCCTGTTGTCTGGTGTCCGGACCGAAAAGCATGATGGAATGTAGCTCAGTGGTAGAGCAATGGCCTTGTAAGCTATGTGTCGCAGGTTCGATTCCTGCCTTTCCGATTCCATATAGTGGCGGAATACGTAGACGCTATTGTGGTAGCATAGGTTTGAACCCACAACTTAGGTGACCTTAGCCGGCGGCATGAGAGTAAAAGGGTGGAAATCCCCTCCTATATGGACGTTTGATGCATTGAGTGATAATGCTCTGATTGAAAAGTGGCGGAACTATTGACAGTGATGAATCTGATACAATAGAAAGGCAGACGCAGAGGATAGTACATCGTAATGGGGTGAGCATGTGCCTTTGGACATGGGATGTACATGGAAGTTCGAATCTTCCCTTTTCAACTCCTACGAATTGCCATCGTAGGAATAAATTACTCCTAAGGTATAGTTTGGTTTCCAGCACTCCACGTTGGGTGGCTAGTTACGGTTCAAGTCCGTGTGCTGGAATTTTTGTTTAGAGAGGTGGCTTATGGAAGAAAAAGATTATTGTTGTACATGCAAATGGTATGCACTGGAAGAAGGTGTCTGCTGTAATGGTGACAGTGAACATTGTGCAGATTTTAGGTGTCTTGATGATAGTTGCGAATGTTGGGAGGGTGTTGAAAATGACCGAACAAGAAGTAAAGAAAATGTCAGAAGATTTATCTGATTACAAAAAAGTGTTTTCGGAGTTAGAAAAAAGGTGCAGTCAAGAAGCATTGGAATACTGGCACCGTCATTTATGGTATGGACTTACTATCCAGTCAAATGCTGAGGCGACATCTCCAAAGGATGGTGAACCTCCTAAGCAACCTTTGAAATTAGTAGATTGGCTGATTGACAGAGGATTAAAAGATGGGATCCGATTATACGGAAAGAACGAACTTACACAGATTGCGAACTATCTTTTAATCTATTGCGGTGATAAAAATGAGTAAAATATCAGTGCTGTACATGGCAGTTAATCATGAAGATGCTCGCGAATTTTTAACATGGTTAATTGATAAAACACGAGTTATATATCAATAGTACGGTTCGACAGAAAAAGATACGCGCTGGAGACAGACAAATGCGTTGTTGGAACATTCATCTTAAACGACCCATGTAGGGGCAGAACACTTCGCAATAGTGCTAGTTTTTTCGTTCAGAGTAACAAACCATTTGAAGCACGATTGAGAATGATTAAAGACTTATATTGTTCATCACTACAAGGGATTGCAGAACTTAGAATTAACGCAAAAGAAATTACAGAAGAGCAGCTTATTAAATTACTGATATACGGAGACGTGGAATGAAAGTGTTCGGTAAAGAAATCAACGATGAATGCTCCAAATGTGGAAATATTCTCGAATGCGAGCTGTTTCGACAGGGACATGGAATAAAACAGGAACGTGAGAATGTAGCAAAGATGATTGAGTGCCAGATGAAACATAGGGAGGAAAGAGAAAAGAATGATTAAAATTTTAGTTCCTGGAACATTAAAAAGAATAAATTGCGGAAAATGCGGAGCAGTGTTGCAGTACGATGAAAAAGAAGATATTAAAGAAGAATGCATAGAAAAAATGTTTTCTACAAATATGCCATCTGGACGTGGACGTAAGCAGAAATATATCATATGCCCACAGTGCAAGAATAAAATAGTTACGTGGTCTACAAGATAGGAGAAGATGCCATGATTAAGAAACTCTGCAATCTCTATATAAGACACAAGACAAAAAATCTCACGAGGATTCCATTGTTCACAATGACTTTTGACTGGAAGAAGTTTCAGAAAGACGGAAAAGAAAACAGTTGCATGTTAGTTATATACCTTGCATCCAGACATCGCAAAAGACCAATTTCTAAAAGAAAAACTCAGTGAATGTGTAGATTATATCCGGGATAACTATGATATGGAAACGTTTACTAAAATCTAAGGGAGGTAGTTATGAGAATTGAAGACATGGCAACATGGACAGTAGATCAGTTGAAAGAAGAACTTGTTCGGTTGGCTGATGAGAGAGAATCAAAGCAACATGAAATTCTTGACAAAAACGAGAAAATCAATGAGCTTCAGACGGAACTGGATAAAATGTGTGATTATAGCAATGATTTAAAAAGGCAGCTGAATAAAAATGCAGATATGCCATTTTACGACGAATCCGCAGAAATCGCAAAATACCGCAGACAGCATCAGGACGATTGCATTACGATCAATCAATTAGGAACTGCACTTGATGTAATTATTGACCGATATGCAAATCTTAGAAAGACTCATGGGGTGAGTTGATATGGGCGAAAAAGACGAAAAACAGTACTTTCTTAAAAAGCCAGATGGTGAGTACTGTCCGATTACCGAAATAGCAAACGTTCCAGAACACATACCACCTGATTATAATGACGATTTACCGAATTTCAGTGAATACGAATCATTCACTATAAATTTTAAAATGAATTCAAATACTAAGAAAAGATTATTCTGGACAATATTTGCACCGGATAAAATAAATCGAAATAATTTTAGAAAAAATCATGGAATTCCGATGATACGCAGAGTTGCAGGACGAAAAGGAGTAAGAAAATATAGATGAGCATCAAATCAGCATTTGAATCTGAGGGGATAGATTTCTCTCAGGCAATGAACCCACCGGAGCCGTGGGACGGACGGGCATTAATAAAGAACATCAATGGCAAACTGTGGTATTGTTGTCCTTTTTGCGAGAAGAAAGCACTTCTGATTAGCCCAGAGACAAAAATCCAGCATCTTAAATTGAAGTGCAAGGGTAGTAACTGCAAGAAAGAGTTTGAGGTGAATGTATGAAAAAATATGGTGTAGTGAACTATCCAATTAAGATTATTGATGAAAAAATCATTAATGCACTAGCTGACATTGAAGTACATCATGAAGAAGGCAGACGGATTATTTGGGTAGAATGCGTCATGAATTACACTGATCTTCCGGAGGAATGCATTCTTGAAATTGGATATCTTAAAAGAAAATTCAAACTCATGCATATCGACTCAGCTACAACAGAATCTGGAATCTATAAACTTAAATTTATGTTTGAGCGAGTAGAAGATGTAAATGAAAAAGACGAGTGGTGGGATTCACTTAGAAGTATTGTGAGGTGAGTAAATGAAAAAGATACCAACATTATTTGAGCGAGAATTTAAAGACCATAAGGTTGTAAAGGTTCTTCCGAAAGTGCATCCGGGCATGGAATGGGTACTTAAAGGAGAAGGTGTTGCAACAGTCAAATACGACGGTTCTTGCTGCGCGATAATTGACGGAGAATATTATAAAAGATATGACTGCAAGAAAGACAAAATACCACCAGAGGGATTTATCCCTTGTTGTGAGCCAGATTCCATTACAGGTCATTGGCCGGGATGGGTAAAGGTTGATGAGAATAATCCGTCTGATAAGTGGTTTGCAGAAGCGTATTATGTAACTTCAATGTGGACAAATCAAGGCCTTAAATTGCCGGATGGCACATATGAAGCTTACGGAAAACATTTTCATGGCAATCCGTATAATGATGATTACGATGCCTTGATAAAACACGGCAAAGAAATCGTTGAAGTCGAAAGAACATTCGAGGGAATCAAGAAATATCTTTCTGAACACGAGATAGAAGGATTAGTTTTCTGGAAAGACGGAAGCCCACAATGCAAAATCAAACGTTCAGATTTTGGCTTTGAATGGCCGGTCAAGAAAGCGTGACCAAATGAACAAAATCAGAAAAATATGTTGGATAATTGTGAATTTCATAATATTCAAATGGGTAGCAGATTATTTGATAGCCACAATTCAAATGACAATTGAAAATCATTGGGGACTTTCGGCGGTTCCGTTATTGTTCATGGCAATATTCGCAGAATGGAAAGTAATTGAAAATATTTTTACGGAATTTAATAAATAAACCAGTCAAAGAGCCACACGAGAGCCAGACTAAATCCTAAAAAGAAAGGAGGTCTGGCTCTATTTTTATGCAAAAATTCACAGAAGGTTCGATTGAATGGTATCGGGCAATTTTAAATCAAATCATTAATGATGATATGACGGTCTATCAAAACCAAAAAGATTGCCTTGATCTGCTGTTAAATATGAATATTGACCTTCCTTTCAAGGATAATCCAGATGCACGGAATATGGCAATGAAAGTCAGTCGGTACGCTCACAATGAAGCTGCGAAACAGGCAGCAGTTACAGGAAGTGGTTCATTTGACGATTTATACTGGCAGTATTTGTTGTTGGAAGCACAGAACTATCAGGTTGACAGCGGGCTCCTTTACCTTGAAAAGAACCGAATCCCGAAAGAACGATTCTATGAACCACGAAGAAATGTGTTCTTGCAGCATAACATCATAGGTTCACTGCAAGACCTGATGGATGATAAATTAGATATATTTGCATTAAGCGTACCTCCGGGTTGTGGCAAGAGTACTCTGGAAGATTTCTTTTTATCATTGGTAGGTGGATGGTTCCCGAATGACTTTAACCTGTCTTCGGCACACAGTAGTATTCTGACACGTTCCCTTTATGATGGTGTTCTGGAAATTATCAACGATCCCGTGGAATACACGTGGCATGAGGTATTCCCTAACGTAGAAATCCAAGGAACAAATGCAAAGGAAACTACAGTCAATCTCGAAAGAAACGGACGATTTAAGACATGGACATTTCGCTCTATTGATGGCTCTTTGACTGGTGCCACTAGATGCAATAGATTTCTTACTGCCGATGACCTTGTGTCTGGTATCGAGGAAGCTTTGAATAAGAACCGACTTGATACCTTATGGACAAAAGTGGTAAATGACTTGCGTTCCCGTAGACTTGAGGGATGCAAAGAGTTTTATATTGCCACCAGATGGTCAGTACATGACCCTATCGGAAAACTGCAACAACTATATGCCGGAAACCCACGGGCAAGGTTTATTGCAGTTCCAGCACTTGATGAAAACGGAAAGAGCAATTTTCTGTTTACGGTAAATGGATTCTCAGAGAAATATTTCAATGATGCTAAAGAATCCATGGATGAAATTTCTTACAACTGTCTTTATCAGCAACAGCCGGTAGAACGTGAGGGATTATTATTACCGCCGGATAAATTAAAACGATTCTTTTTCAGTAAAGAAGACGTGCCGGATGGATGCGCGGATGAATACATCATCATTCCAGATAAAAATGCAGATGCAATATGGGCGATATGCGATACAAAAGATAAAGGAACCGACTTCGAATCATTACCGATTGCATACCAATACGGAGATAAATTTTTCTTTCCTGATGTGGTGTTTGATGACACTACAGACTATGACATTTTGGATAGAAAGACAGCAGATATTTTGATAAGACATAACCCACATAAGATTCGTTTCGAATCAAATAATGTCGGAAACCGTGTGGCACACAATATCCAGAAAATGATTACCGGAAAGTGCCGAGCTGAAATTGAGACAAAACCAACGTCAGCAAATAAAGAAACGAAGATTCTTGTAAATTCGGACTATATAGCAAAACATTTTTATTTTCTGCATCCAAGTCAGTACAAAGCAAAGTCTGATTACGGATTATTTATGGCTAATGTAACTACGTACACTACTAGGGCAAAAGTACCACATGATGACGGAATCGATTCTTTGGCTATGATGGCTGAGTATATACAAAATCCATTAGGTGGTAAAGCAACGGCAATGCAGAATCCATTTTGGGGAAGGAGATAGTATGGATATAAAGGAGTATCTAAATCAAATTCAACGATACGAAAAAATTATAAATAACAAACTGGAAGAAATCGAACACTTAAAATTGCTTGCTACTAGCATTAGTGCTTCGACGTATGGCATTGAACGCGTTCAAACTTCTGGAAGCCAAGATAAAATAGGCGATACAATTGCAAAATTGGTGGATGCGCAGCGAGAACTAGCTGACAATGTGGTAGAGCTTATGGAGAAAAAACAGAAACTTATAGATGTTATAGAGTCTGTGGAAAATCCCCAGTATTATGATTTTTTGTACAAACGATATATAGAGGGAAAAAAGCTAACTGTTATTGCAGATGAAATGGAATACAACGAAGAATATATTAAACAATTCCACGGGAAAGCAGTAAATTACGTAAAAGAAATGCTTAATTTCAAAAGTTAACACTTTTTCTTACTGAATATAACTTTCCGATTATGTATAATATATGATGAAAATGTATGAAGCATCGGGTGAAAACTCGGTGCTTTTTTCATGCTCAAAAACAGGAGGTATAGGCAGTGGGAAGAAACAAAAGTAATTTTGTTGACCTATGCCAAGGCGATTTTGGCAGAAAAACTGCCTACACTGGCGTAGCTCAAATTACTACCGAAAATGTTGTTCAAGTTCTATCTGATACGATTGGTACACATAATCGAAACAGAATGATGATTAATTATCTTTATCGGTACTACAAAGGCGACCAACCAATCTTATATCGGGAAAAGCTTGTGAGACCGGAAGTAAATAACAGAGTTGTCGAAAATCACGCTCTGGAAGTTGTCAAGTTTAAGGCAGGACAAATATATGGAGAACCTATTCAATATGTCTGCAAAAAGAAAAAAGCAGATAAAAAGATAAATGAGCAGGTCGACCTGCTGAATGATTATCTGGACGAAGCAAATGCGGATGCCCGAAATATTCAGCTTGGAATATACCAGAGTGCCGTAGGAACTGCATACAAAGCAATTCTACGAGAAGACGATTGGACAAAAGACCGTGATTTACCACCATTTAGAATTTTTATTCCGTATCCGGGAGATGTTTATATTGTTTATTCCAGAAACACAGGAAAAGCAATGCTATCTGTTCAAATATTGAAAGATGAAGAGAATCAGCAATATTATCTTTGCTATTCTTCAAATCAATATTTCAAGATAAAGAACGGACAAGTAACCGTCAGCGGCATTAATGGCTTTGGCGGAATCCCAATTATCGAGTATCCAAACAACCATGACCGGCTATCTGATGTCGAAATTGCAATTACAGCATTTGATGCGATCAACAAGTATCAGTCGGATAGATTAAACGGTGTTGAACAGTTTGTTCAAGCATTTATGAAATTCAAAAACTGTGAAGTTGACGAGAATGAATTTTTGAAAATGGTCAAGCTAGGAGCAATATCTGTAAAAGATGCTGGAAACGGTGTTCAGTCAGATGTTGACTTGATGACTGCGGAATTAAACCAGTCGGAGAGCCAAGTTGCTAAAGACGACATTTACAATAATATGCTGATTGTAGAAGCAATGCCAAACCGCCAGAGCAACACCGGTGGTGATACTGGTAATGCTGTATATTTACGTAATGGATGGGATTTTGCAGAGCGAGATGCCAAACTTGTTGAAGCATTCACAAAAGAAGCCGAAAAAGCTTCTGTCAGAATTATTCTCAACATCATTCGCAAAACCTCCAATGATGTCAAGATTTCTACCAGAGATTTTGATGTCAAAATCACCAGAAACCCAACAGATAACATGCTTGTTAAAGCACAGGCACTTGATTATCTGTTCAAGAATAAAATTCACCCGCTTATTGCATTGATTACTTGTGGATTATTCAGCGATCCGCAAAAGGTATATGAAATGAGCTTACCATATCTTGGAACTGTTTATCCCGAACTGGCAAACCCAGACGCAGAAATGAAGAAAGCACAAGAATTGATTAAAGATTTTAGTCAGAAATCAATTCAAAATCAATCAGCAACAATTTCTTCCACTGGTGAAGAATAGACGCTTTTACATCAATTATTTAAGGAATCTTGGAAAACTGAGATTCCTTTTTTAATACTCAAAAATATTGCAACAGCCCGTGAGCGCAAATCGGGCACAGATCATGTGCGGAGCGAACCGTGTGAACAAAGCGTGTTGGTCTGGAAGAAAGGAGATTTCATGACAAGAGAACAGGCAAAACAAGTACTTATCGGTATGGGAATTGAGGAACCATCTGATGAACAGGTGACCAAATATCTTGATTCCGTCACAGGAGAAGTAAAAAAGGAAAAAGACAAAAACACTTCCCTTAAAGAAAAAGCTGATAAGGCAGAAGCACTGCAAAAAGAACTTGATGAGCTGAAACAGCAAAACATGACTGATGCAGAAAAAGCAGAACTTGAACGTCAGAAAGAAAAAGCTGCAAACGAGAAAAGAATTTCTGATCTTGAATCTGCGCTTGCAACTTCCCAGAGAGAAGCACTGACAGGAAAAATCACTTCCATTTTTGCTAATGCAGGAATGCAAGGTGATGCCTACGCAGGAGCAATCAAAGCATTTTCCAATATGAATAAAGAAGATGCACTCAAAGAAGCACAGACTTTTGTTGATGGAATTTCCGAAGTAAATAAAACAACTCTCGATACTGCAAAAGCTGCATGGGAAAAAGAAATCCTTGAAAACACGCCTAATCCGGGTGGTGGAGCTGGCGACAGTAACGAGACAAAGAAAAGTGATGCATCTGAATATGCAAAAGCGTACTCAGCAAGAATGAATCAAGAAGCCAAGGCAGCAGATGATAATGCCCCGGTAAATATTTAATTTTAGTAAAGGAGAAAAAGATATGGCTTTTATGAAAACTGAGCAGTATGAATCCAGACCTAACATCCTTGAATCTGAGGTTGGATTAGTACTCAAAACTTACACAGCAGATCAGACAAATGCTGAAACAGTTGGAACTAAGAAAATCATCAAAGCAGGTTCTGTATATCCGACAAATGCAACAGGCGCAATCGGCATTGTGTTTGAAGATGTTGATATGACAGATGATGCTAAAAGACCGATTTCTGTGATTATTGCAGGTCGTGTTCTTGAAAAAAGACTCCCGGTAACAGTTGATGAAACTGCAAAAACTGAACTTGAGAAATCAGGTATCGTTTTTGTGGTCACAGAAGATCCAGTATATTAAGGAGGTATAACAAATGCCATTTAATGTTTTAGAATCCATCACAGAGGAAGAGAGACTTAATTTCTCCCAGAGTTTTGATGTAAAAAGACCTGGTATCCTTGATACTATTTTTCCAGATATAAAAACACAATATCTGAAAGCCGAATATTACAGACTTATGGCCGGACAGAGACTTCCAGAAGTAGCGTTTGTTCATGCTCTTGATACTGAAGCAGAAATCGGTACAAGACCAGGATTCGAAAAAGTACTGACTGAAAAACTTTTCATTAAAAGAAAAATCAATCAGTCTGAAAGATTACGTCAGGCAATCGAAAATGGTGTGCCGGACAACGAAGCACTGAAAAACTTTGTATTTGACGATGCAGCTAACCTGTTTGAAGGCGTTGTTGCAAGAGCAAATGTCATGAAAGGTCAGTTCCTTTCTACTGGTGCTGTAACAATCAAAGAAAATCATGTTGATATGGGAATCAATTATGGTGTTCCAGCAACTGCAAAAGTAACACTTACCAACTGGGCTACACCAGAAGCAGATATCATGGGAGATATCCAGAAAATGGTAGCTGTAGCAGAAGACAATGGTTATGTAGTTAATAAAGCCCTTACTTCTCTCAAAATGATTAACTACATGAGAAATAACACTGCTATGCAGACAGCAGTTCTGGGAGCAGATAACAAACGTCTTCTGACAAAACAGGAACTTGCAAATCTGCTTATGCAGGAATACGGAATCACAATTGATCGTTGCGATGAGAAATTCCGCTTCAGAAAAGCAGATGGTTCTCTTAAAACAGGCAGATACTTCAAAGAAGATGTATTTACTCTGTATGAAGCAGATGCAAACGGTTCTTTCGGTACAGGACTCTGGGGCGTGACGCCTGAGGAACTTGAATACAGACAGTTCATTCAGGAAGAAAACCGTTCTTTCGTAACACTGTCCATGTGGGCTACACAGGATCCGGTTGCAGTATGGACAAAAGCGTCCGGTATATTCGTTCCGGTTGCTCCGAAAGCTAATGGCGGTATCGTTATCGGCACAAAGGGGGAATAAGCGGGCATAGTCTCAATGTGAACAGCCAATCACCGTCTGTAGCAAGTGTTGAATCAGAAGAATCAACACATAAATACGCAGAAAGTGAGCTGTCTAATATGACTGTGCCACAGTTAAGACAGCTTGCAAGTGATAATGGCTATGCCCTGACCTCAACAAATAAGGCTGGTATCATTTCTGAAATATTATCTCAGCAGTAACGCAGAAAGAGGCGGTGAATTAAATGAATGAAGAACTTATGGAAGAATTATCACTTTATTTAGCAGATAATCCAGAATCTGAGTCCATACTCACTCTTTCTGTAAATCGGGCAATTCGTTCATTTAAAAATAAGCGAAATTACCCCTCTAGTTACACTGATGATAAAATCAAAAACGACATGAAAAAATGCTATGATTGTATTTTTGACTTGGCGCTTTACTTTCTGGTTAAACAGGGGGCAGAGTTCCAAGGATCACATTCTGAATCTTCTGTAAATAGAAGTTGGGAATCTGAAACCGAAATTTATATTAATCATGGTGTTTTTCCTTTTGCTGGAAGTTTCAATTAAAAAAGATGGGATGGAACGCAATGTGTTTTTCCTCCCGGCACGTTGCAGGGTTGCTCGTTAAAGTAGGGAAAGAGCAAAAATCTTATAGGGAGTGAAAGAAAGGAAAAGCGATGGGATGTGAACATGAGTGCTTTAACAATCACCGCTTCGAAGAAATTGAAAAAAATATTCATGATATGCAGGAAAAGCAGTCTGAAAGACACAAGGAATTTTATTCTAGAATTAATAAACTCGAACAGAAGACTGCCCTGTATAGCAATGACTTAGATCATATCAAAGAAACAGTCGATGAGATGAACAACAATTTAAAAATTCTCATGGCAGTCCCTGGCAAACGTTATGACACCATTATTGTATGCATTATAACAGCAGTCGTGGGAGCAGTTGTAGGATTTATGTTGAGCGGTGTATTTCCTATGTAACAAATCGATTCCACTTGTAAGGGAGGACGGTGGAGTTATATGAATTATGCGGATTTTTCAGAAGATGAAAGAAAATTTTACTTGCAAGAAGCAGGTTTTGATTCACGTGAAGAAAAATTATTTCGATTACGGGCTTATGGCGAAAAAACATTATGGGAAGCATCTGAATTAATGGGGTACAGTCCCAGAACCATAGACCGAATCAATAGAAAAATAAAAAAGAAAATTACCAAAGTTGCCCCGATGTATATTCGGGGCTTTTCTTTGTATAATGGCGGAAATGTGGCGAAATAGTGACGTTCAAATACAGTGTTCCTTCCTATATAATATAATCATAGGAGAAAACGTAATGATTATATTAAGAAACCCTTACGAGGGTATATGGGAAAAGCATCGTTCTATAGATGATATGGATATGATTCTTGAATCCCGGACAGGAGGAACAGATTATGGCAGGTTATCCGTATTATCCGCAACAGCCAATGATGAGCAACCCTTACGGACAAATACAGCCGTATCAAGACAGGTTGGCACAATTACAGAATAACTATCAACAGGCAATGCCATATGGACAAATGCAGATTCAACAGTTACAGCCAGTTCCACAATCACCTATGCTTCAAGGGCAGATGGTTGATGGCATTGATACTGTAAAAGCAAAAGATGTAGATATGTCTGGAAATCCTGTTTATTATCCAAAAACAGATGGTACAGAAGTCTACAGGAAACAATTACAAGCAGACGGAAGAAGCAAAATTTTTGTTTACCGACTTGTCAATCCAGAAGCAGAGCAGCAACAGGAAGAACCAAAGCAGGTTGATCTAGTTGCTATGATTAATCAGCTTCGAAACGATGTTTGCTCTGAGATTTCTGAAATAAAAAACATGTTCCCGACACAAATGTCGGAGACATCGGTATCTAAGCAGAACGGAGGTAAGCAAAGATGAGTTTCAATCCTAATGCCATGATGAAAAAGCAATTTGAGAAAATGATTTCTCAGAGGTTCGGAAGTGTGGATAACATGATGAACGATATGAGTAAATTTGCAGGAAACAATCCGACATTGAAGAATGCGTTGGATTTATACAAAAAAGGTGATGCAGACCAGCTACATCAAATACAACAAAATGTATTCAATGAAAAACATTTATCTCCAGATGGAATTATCCAGAAATTCCTTGGATTATAACATTTCCCCATAATTGGGTGATTCAGAATCGCTACAATTTGGGACGACAGCCGCGGATGTCTCCTATTGTAAATAATATTTAAGGAGACTAAAAACATGATGAATGGTTCAAATTACAGTCTTAGTGACATTGCTGCCGCTACAGGCTCTAATAATCGCGCCAATGATATGTGGGGCGGTGATGGCTTTTCACTTATCTGGCTTGTCTTGATCTTTGCTATCTTTGGATGGGGAGGTTTTGGCGGCTGGGGCGGCGGCTTCGGTGGCAATGGTGCAAATGGTGCTGGATTCCAAGGATGGGCTACCCGTTCAGATATTAATGAGGAATTCGCCCTTAATGATATTCAGAATGGTATCAGAGGTATTCAGCAGGGTATCTGTGACAGCACATATTCTCTTAACAATACCATGCAGAGTGGCTTTAATGGCATGAATGTCGGAATGCTTCAAGGCTTCAACGGCGTTCAGCAGGCTATCAATGCTGATACTGTAGCCGGTATGCAGAATACCAACGCATTACAGTCTCAGTTAGCTCAGTGTTGCTGCGACAACAGGGAAGCTATCCAGGGTATCAACTACAACCTGGCAACCAACACTTGTGCTCTCCAGAACACAATGAACAACAACACCAGAGACCTTATCGAAAACCAGAACAGCAATGCTAGAGCAATACTTGACTTTATGGTAAATGATAAGATTGCAACGTTACAGGCTGAGAACTCTGATCTGAAACGTGCTGCATCTCAGGATCGTCAGTCTGCATTACTTACAACTGCTATGGCTTCTCAGACTCAGCAGTTAATCAATGCAATCAATCCGGCAGCTATCCCGGCCTACGTTGTTCCAAATCCAAACACCTACTACGGTGGATGCAACGGATATGGAAACGGTTGCTGCTAAGTAACTCGCCCTTAGAGGTTGACTAATTCTAAGAGGTGGGTTGCGGCTCACCTCTTATTTGATTGAGAGGTAGAAATATGAGTTGTAAAAATGTTTGTAAGCTCTGCAACCATCTTGTGATAAGCCAGTCTGTCGCATTCACTGGTGGGAATCTTGTGGTTACACTCCCGGCAGGCAGTTATTCCAATGGAGAAAAGTATTGCATTGTTATCGCACAAAGCATACCAGAAGCCACTACGATTACTGCCCCGGTAATGATTCAGATAGGAACAGGAACAACTTTGTATCCGCTAGAGAATCGTTGCTGTGCACAGGTTACAGCTTGTGGCGTAAGAACTAGAACAAAATACGCAACCAGAGTAGCTACAAGTGCAACTGGTGGAGTATTCAAGATGCTAGGAAACCCGGCTTGTAGTCCGAGTAATAATTTAACTGCAATTAATGGTACAGCCCCAACAACAGACACACCTGTTACACAGGCTGTTAGAAAGGGGGCACTGTAATGCATAAAGTTGCAATGGAAATGGGAAAATGGGCTATGGAAAAAGCCAAAACACATGGCTTTGATAATCTCAGCGCTCAAGACTGGGACGATTTGAAAGACTGCATGGAAGCTGTAAAGTGTGCGATTTGTGCAGATAAAGATTACAGAATCGTAGAAGCTATGGACGAATGCGAACAGGAAGAGAAATATCTTGGTCGCATGGGATATGACAGGTATCGTTACGCAAACGGCAGATTTGCCCCGAAAGGCAAAGGAAGTCGTATGGGATATAAACCATATCTGTACATGGAAGATGATGACTGGATGGACGAGTATCTGAACAATCCAGAGTTCGAACGTAATATGTACCGCATGGGTTATCATCCAGACCGTAGTGATATGAGAATGGATGGAATGAACCATAAGCAGTCCAGATATGGCGAAAGCTATGACAGATACAGCGAGAACCGCAGACATTACCATGATTCCAACGATACAGAATCTAAGAGAAAAATGGACGATTCCATGAAAGAGTACACATCTGACATTATCCGCAATCTTACTGAGATGTGGTCTGATGCAGATGCGACCCTTAGGCAGTCGATGAAAACCGACTTAACTCGTCTGATACAGCAGATGAATTAACAAATAAGAATTAAATTTAGTCCTTGTTGCAGAAATGTGACAGGGACTTTTTAATTATGGAGATTGATTATGGAAAAATGTGTAATAAATGTTCTTGGAACGAATTACAGAATCATTCCAAAAGAACTTAAAAATGCAGATTTTGACGGCTTTACAGATAATACTGCAAAGGAAATCGTTATCAGAACAGACAACGTGAATAACGTTGGTGATTTTGATTTTTTGCAAAAAAAGCAGTTGAGACATGAAATCATTCATGCATTCTTGTCGGAAAGTGGATTGCAGTGCAATTGGCAACATATGGAACAGTTCGGACATGATGAAACCACAGTTGATTGGTTTGCGATTCAATCTCCGAAGATTTTTGAAGTATTCAAAGAACTTGAGTTAATTTGAAAGGGATGGTGATAAGCCATGCTAAGACAATTTTATATGAACGGAAACCTATGGAGAGTGCAGTTCGTATCTCCGCATGACAGTGTTTTAATTGACCGTACAGGGCAGAGAACGCTTGCTGTATCGGATTATTCCACAATGACAATTTCGATTGCAAATAATCTATATGGAGAACTTCTGAACCGTGTGTTTATCCATGAGTTAGGGCATTGTGTGATGTTCAGTTATGGTTTATTGCCAAAACTTCACCGTATGGTCAAGAAACAGTATTGGGTTGAAGCAGAGGAATTTGTGTGCAATATGCTTGCCGATTACGGATGCTTTGTAATTGGCGTTGCAAAAGATGTTTTAGGAAACCAATTTACTTATGTGTCCCCTGTTGGAGCAGAAAAAATGATTGCATAAATGAAAACCCTATTTTGCCAACTGTAAATGATGATGGTGTACTTATTTTTTAGGAGGTAGTTCATGGCAGAATCAATTTTAAAAATCCATACTCAAAACGGAGATATTCCAGTTGGGTATCCAGGCTTAGCAGACAAGCCTATCGCAGATAAAACTTTGAGCGTCGAGGGAGCATTTGCCGACTCCAAAGTCGTAGGCGACAGATTCAAAGAAGTAAATGCAGAAACTGATTCGCTAAAGCAAGATTTATCCAACAAAATTACAAAGTTCTACGCATCGAATCAGGGTGAAACTCATATCACTGATTCTGACAATAGAAAGATTCAAGATATGATGCTGTATGGCAAATCATCACAGGATGGAGTGCCAACGCCAGAGAATCCAGTTGAGATTAAAAGCGTGGTGAATCCGACTGTGAAGGTGTGTGGGGAGAATTTATTTTTCTTTTGATACGTCTTCGGACACAAGTGATGGTCGATACCATATTAATGCGAAATACTTTGATATAAATAAAGAATTGATGGGTGGTAATGGCAATGAAAGTATAGCAGGAAATAACATTTCTCATGTGAGTTTTGAATTTGATGGAACGAAAGCTGGAATTAATCATGAAACAATCGATTTAAAAAATGTTTCATATGTAAAAATTATGTTTGGTATTTATGCCACTACAGCTACCAAAATTACATACAAAAATATAATGATAAGTGCCACAGATTCCGATTTTGAACCATACAAACCTATTCAGACCGTCACCCTGCCGTATACTCTCAACGCAATCCCTGTAGAATCAGGTGGTAACGTCACAATCGACGGTCAGCAGTATATTGCGGATTATGTGGATGTGGAACGTGGGAAGTTGATAAGGATGGTTGATTCTTCTAAGTTAGATAATACACAATCTATTGTAAACAAAACCGAATGGTTGTTAGCAGAATCACAAGAAATTGACCTTACCACAGAAGAAATTACCGCATTTAAAGCACTTACAACATATTATCCAACTACAAACATCAGCGTTAATAGCGAACAGCTTGACGGATATACAGCATTTAACTATCCAATAAGCATGGCAAATGGGTGGAATTATGTCAAAAAGCAACTTAACGATAACCGAGATTATATCTATGACATGGATATACAATCAGCAGAAGCCTATGTCAACAGTGAATATGCAGTAGCATTAACAGAATTGGAGGTATGATTATGTTATATAGAACATTACTAAAACTTAAAGAAAGAAATTTACTTACAGACGATTTGAAGAATAAAATTGATATTTTCTTTGCAACTGGCAGGATTACTGAAGAACAGTATAATGAGCTGATGGATGTTAATAAGGAAGGAACTGAAAGCGGAAAATAATTAACTGATGAGGGCAAACCACAATGCAGATTCTGAAATGGATAAATCTGAAGAAGTGTAGAACGAAACTGAAATAAAATAAACAATCAACCATTTAGGAGAGAGCAGAAATGTTCTCCTTTTTTTGCATTGGAGAAAGTATTATGAGAGGATTAAAAAGACAGAAACAGACCGTGTACTGGTCAAGAGTAACCGAAACACTTGATGGAATAGATACCGTACCGACATACAATCAGCCACAAAGTTTTAAGTTTTCCGTATCATCTACCGCAGGAACGCCAGAGGAAATATCAGCAGGAATCGTGCCGGATTACGACAGGTACATTACTTCCTTTAACCGTTCTTTCCATCCGCAAGAGGGAGATGTATTTTGGATTGATACCGTGCCACAGGTTGACACACTGGGAAATCTGGTTCTGGAAGATGGTATTCCTACAACACCGCCAGATTACCGTTTGAAGAAAATCCTTGATACGCAAAGAGGAAATCTGGCTAGATATGGAATTAAAAAGATAGGTGCAGAAGAATGAGCGGACGAGTAATCAAATGCAATCTGAGCCAAAAATCTATTGGAAATGTAATCAAAGAATTGAAAGCATATCAAAACAGTCTTTGCGATAAAAATGAAGTATTTCTTAAAAGGCTTTGCGAATTGGGAATTCCTGTCATAGACGAAAATATTATGTTGGCACAGGGAGATTCTGATAAAAACCACAATACCTACATCAAAATCAACAGGTTCGGAAATTACGCGCAGGCAACTCTTGTGTGCGAAGGCTCTGGACTTTTGTTCATAGAATTCGGTGCTGGTATTTCGTACAACACTCCGGCAGGAACAAGTCCCCATCCAAAAGGAGAAGAATTCGGATATACCATTGGTTCCTACGGACAGGGGAAAGGAAAAAACGAATCGTGGGTATATGTGGCAGATTCTGGCGAATGGGTGCGTTCTTACGGTACAGAGGCTACAATGCCCGTTTACAAAGCGAGCGTAGAAATTATGCAGAATATCCGTAGAATCGCAAAAGAAGTATTTTCTGCATAAAAACATATCACCTTTTCTTACTGAATATAACGTCTGTTTTATGTATACTGTAAAATATAAAAGCATCTACCGGAATGGTGGGTGCTTTTTCTATGCTCAAAACAAGGTGGTGACAGAGATGCCAGATGTAGTAAAAAATCCAGTTTCGGATGTATTTGAACGATGGAAAGCAACTATTGAACCCGTTGTAGGAAAAGGGAACTTTTCTAATGACGAAAGTCAGACGGTAGCTTCAAACAAAAGGGTTTACGCACGTTTGTTCTTACTTGGAAATCCAACATCACGTGGCAATCTTGAGGGAGATGAGTGCGCGACAACGCCATCTTTCCAATCAGAATCCTATGCGACTGGTTCAAAAGCTTCTTCAAAAGCATATGAAATTGACGATGCCAGTCACAAGGCTATGGTTGGCATGGGGTTCCGTAGGATATACGGGCCCGTAAGACAAAATAATGCTGATAACAGCATAAAACGTGTTGTTAGCAGATATAGCCGGATATATACTGGCACATTACTCTAGGAAAGGAGTGAGAAAATATGGAGCAGATTATGAATTACGTGAAACCGGAACTTCTTATTGTTGCGGTTGTACTGTACTTTATCGGAATGGGTATTAAAAAGTCCGAAGTCATACCGGACAAATATATCCCGGCAATCCTTGGTGCTTTAGGCATTCTGATTTGTGGAATTTATGTTATTGCTACATGCGCTATATCTGGCGCACAGGAAATCGCAATGGCAATTTTTACCGCAATCACACAGGGAATCCTCGTTGCAGGTCTGAGCAATTATGTGAATCAGTTTTTAAAACAATTGAGCAAAGAAGAATAGAAAGGACGGTGATCCTTTTATCTCCCGGTACAGGGTTACGTACTAGAACCAGAGCCGTTAAGGCTCTTTTTTATTGCAACAAATTATAGCCGAAAGGCAGAAAGGAGCCAAAATGGCACGATTAACTACACTTGGTGTGAAATTTTCATATGCCGTTGAAACCGTGAAAGGCACAAAACCTGCCAAATTCACACAGCTGGAAGAAGCCTCTTCCATCGGCGGTATTTCTCTTGACACAGAACAGATTGATGTTTCTGCACTGGAAGATTATCTGACTCAGTATGCAGCTGGTAGACAGGATACAGGTGGTACTTGGGAGATTGAATTTATCATGGATCCAGACAAATCTGTTAAACAGATTAAAAAACTGTACGAAGATTCTAAGGCTGCAAAAACTACAGGACTGGCAACTTGGTTCCAGGTATCATTCCCGGATATGTCAGACGCGTTCTTTGTTATTGCAGAATGCGGTCGCGAAATTCCAATGCCAGAAATTGCACAGAACGAAGCAGCAACCATGTCTATTTCTCTTATCATCAATACATATAAGGGACTGGATACCAAAATTGAGCCGACAGCGGCTACTGAATAAGATGTAAAGCAGGGAGGATAATTCATGTTTAGTTTCTCAGTAAATGATAAAACATACAAAGTAAAATTCGGATACGGAGTGCTTACTCAGTCGGACATTCTTACACAGGTGTCCTCTATGGGGTCAATCGCCAATCCACAAGATATGATTAAAATGCTTCCAGAACTGATTCTGGCTGGACTGCAAAGAAAACACAAAGATGAATTCGGGTATGAAACCGAAGAAGAAAAGAAAGTTGCATATGAAAAGGTATGTGACCTTCTGGATGATTATGAAGATGAATCCACAGAGGAAAATCCTCATAATGGATTTACTCTATTTGAAAAAGCGAGTAAGGAGCTTGAGAAAAACGGTTTTTTATCCGGCATGCTGAAAGCGATGGAAGAAGCCGAGAAGAATCAGAAAGTAACCAAAATGCCACAGGATCACAAGAAGAAGAGCTGAGCTTTCCTGAGGTAGTCCATAAAAAACTACTTCCACTTTATTTGTCTATTGGCGTTTCTGAGGAAAAGTTTTGGGATTCCACACCGTATGATTTAGAACCATACATGGAAGCCTACAAATTAAAACAAAAAATGGCAGATTCGCAAGCATGGCAGTTCAACATGTACACGATGTGTGCAGTTCAGACTGCGGTTGCAAATGTGCTTATTGGCAAAAAGTCAAAGGCTGAATACCTTAAAGAACCATTTTCGCAAACAGCCGAAAAGCAAAAGCAAGAGGATGAAGAGAATCTTTCTGAAACAGAAAAGAAACGGCAACGTGACAGGTTGCTCATGACATTGCAACTCATGCAAGCAAATTTTGAGCTGAATCATGGTAATAATGACGAGGGCAGGCAGGATTAAAAGTCTTGTCTGCCCTTTATTTTTTTGATTAAAAGGAGGTGCTTTAATGGCCGATAATACCATAGATACCCTCAATATACAAATAGAGAGTAGCACAACTCAGGCGGTGCGGTCTATTAATAACCTTGTAAAAAAATTAGATACATTAAACACTGCTTTTGGAAATCTTGACATAAGCCGGTTAAATAATTTTTCCAATTCTTTAAAAAGTTTAGGTAGCGTGAATTTTAAAGCAAATGGATTGAATGCGGCTATAAACGCTATCAATCGTCTTGGAAAATCTGATTTCAGTCAGTTTGATACAGGGAAATTAGGCGAAATTCTTACCGAGATGCAGAAACTTGATGCTATTCCAGATGTTTCTCCGAGCGTTAGCCGGTTCACAACCGCTATAGCTAAACTTGCCGGTACAGGACAGTATATCGGCAATGTATCAAAGGAACTTCCGAATCTTGCGACAGGTTTAAATAATGCGGCTACTAAATTAGGCTCTATGAGCGAAGTATCAGCATCCACCAATGCTTTTATTACTTCTCTTGGAAAATTAGCTAGTGCAGGAGATAAAACCGGAAAGACTGCAAGTCAATTATCGACTCTCGCGCAAGAGGTTTTAAAGTTTTTTGACGTAATGAAAAGCGTACCAGATATCAGTTCGAGCACAATAAGAATGACAGAAGCTCTTGCAGTATTAGCATCGTCTGGAAGCAAAGTAGGGCGTGCCACAAGTAGCGTTTCGAATTCATTTAACACGCTTTCTTCGTTAGGTTCAAAAGCAAGTACTGTAATTAATGGGCTGACAAATGCTTTTCAAAAATTTGCTTCAAAAGCTATTTCTTTAGGCGGAAAAGCCGTATCTGCAATCGCAGGTATTGGAAATGCATCTTCTGAAGCTGGTGAAAAAATAAGAAGATTGTCAAATCCTCTGAGTTCGGTAACGAATAAGTTGAGTGCTCTTTACGCCAAAGGTTTTCTCGCAAAAAGAGCATTAGATGTTCTGGCATCGCCAGTAGAATCCGCAATGAACTATGTAGAGACTCTGAACTATTTCAACTCTGCGTTCAATCAGGTGGCAGAAGGAATCAACACTAATGAATGGAAGAAAAGTGGTATAAAATCTGCTGAAGCATATGCAAATTCATTCCAAGAAAGAGCAAAACAGCTTTCACAGAAACTGACAGGATTCGAAATTTCAGATACTGGCGAACTGACTAGAACCAATACCGCCAGTCTTGGACTTGACCCAGAAAAGACAATGCAGTATCAGGCAACATTTGCGCAGATGGCATCATCTATGGGAGATACATCAGAGACTGCATTAAAGTTGTCTAATGTACTCACTATGATTGGCGCAGACCTTGCATCTGTAAGAAATATGAACTTTGAAGATGTATGGCAGGACATGGCATCTGGCTTGACCGGTATGAGCCGCGCTATGGATAAGTACGGCATCAATATCCGTAATGCCAACATGCAACAGGAACTATATAATCTTGGAATTAATACCAGCATATCGAATTTGTCTCAGGCAGATAAAACGATTCTAAGAACGATTATCTTGCTGAACAACTCTAAGTATGCGTGGGCTGATTTGTCAGAAACGATAAATAGGTCAGTAGCGTGATAAATGCGTAGCTACTGGCAAGTCGCTCATATCGAAACCGTCAAGTAGGATATGAGTTATTAGTGATGAAATAAGCTGGAAAGCCGTTTGCAACGGTAATCAGAGAGTGAAGGCTATGATTAAAAGTATAGTCAACCGCAACGCGTAGGAAGTGAAACTGTAGTTGAGATACTACAGAATATAATCTTCCCAAGAGGCATCACTATCGGACGGTACAGGTGCAGAGCCTGTGGTAAAAAGGTACGCTGGACATGCATTGTAATAATGCAGAAGTGAGGATAAAAAGCCTTACGATAACAAATCGAAATCAACCGGCAAATCAGATTCGTATGCTTCAATCTAACTTTGCATCCCTTGGTAGAACAATAGGTTCCTTATTCATTCCTATACTGCAAACAGTACTTCCATATATCAATGCAATAGTAATCGCAATACAAAGAATGTTCGCTTATATTGCAAAACTTCTTGGAATCAAACTGTCTAACTTTGTATCATCTACTGGCGGTATTTCTGTAGATACAAGTAACATTGCGGATGATATGGATAATGCCAGTGATTCTATTGATACTGCAAATAAGAATGCCAAAAAACTCAAAAAAACATTGTCAGTTCTTTCATTTGATGAACTGAATCAGCTTAATGACAATTCTGATTCTGGTAGTACAAGTAATCCATCTTCTGGCTCTGGAAAAGGCGGTTTGGGGCATATCGGAGCACTTGATGCAGCTTTGGACGATGCTTTGTCTGCATATCAAAAAGCATGGGACGAAGCATTCAAGAAAATGTCCAACAGGGCAAATGAAATGGCAGATGCCATTGTAAATGCCTTTAAGAGAAAAGACTGGAAAGGTCTTGGAAAAATCATGGCTGATGGCATTAACTGGGGAATGCAAAAGCTTTATGATTTCATTAACTGGAATAACGTAGGCCCTTACATCACTAAATTCACCAGTGCGTTCACCCAGACTTTCAACAGCCTTGTTGATAATATCAACTGGGATTTGATGGGACGTACCGTTGGAGCTGGTATTAATACAATAGTTAATACAGCCAATCAGTTACTTGAGGGAACGAATTTCAAAAACCTTGGCAAGAAATTTGCAGAAGGCATCATGGGGCTTTCTCGTGAAGTTGACTGGACTAATCTTGGAAATTTGATTGGTAATAACTTTATGAAGAGCTGGCACATTTTCTATGGTTTTGTTTCAAATCTTAAATATGACGAAATCGGAATTAATATCGGAAATGCCCTTAATGGTATATTTGAGAAAATTAATTTCACAGAAATTGCTAGTGCATTAACAACTGGAATAAACGGCGCATTTACAGCACTTGCAAGCTTCACAGCAACATTCAATTGGGATGACTTCACTCAAAATCTTGGCGATGGGATTTCCAAATTTATATCCGATATGCACTGGAAAGAGAATGGAAAGGCTCTCGGATACTTTCTTAGCCATTTATGCGATGCCCTGATAGATGCATTAACTCCTAATACATTCAGAAAGCTTGGAGAAGGCATTGGCGATTTTATCGGGCAACTTCCATGGGGAAAATTACTTGCAACAGCCGCTAAATTGCTCATAAGCGGATTTGGCGAAGCAATGTCTGGACTGTGGGAAAGCGGATTGTCCGGAAAGATCACAGCCGGTCTTACAACAGCTTTTGTTGCTGTAAAAATCGCAGATATCACAGGAATCGGAACACTTGTCGGAAAACTTATCGGTCATATCGGTGATAAAATCATGGCAAAAGAAAGTGCTGATATTATTGCCGAAAAATTATCCAGTATTCTTGGACAAGGAACATCCGAAGCAACACAAGTTCTTGACGGACTGGGCGAAGCGGCAGGAACATCTGGTGGGAAATTCGCTTCACTGGCAAAAGAGTTGGGACCATTGGTAGGTACAGCGGGATTAATTGTTGGTGTAGGTGCAGCGGCGGTTTATGCAACTTCTAAAATTGCCGGTATGGTAGAAAGTATGCAAGGCGGCAATGGAGTAGGAACCACATTTGGCAATACCATGGATAATTTCATTCAGACATTACAACAACGTGGCGACATAATATCTGGTTCTGCAACGGAAATTTGGAACTTGAAAGAATCTCTCGAAAAAGAAGGAATGACAGCAGAAGAGCAATCTGCGGCAACTCAGAAGATAATTGACAAACTCGGAGAAATGGGAGTGACATCAGATCAGGCAGAACAGGCATTTTCTTCTTTGTATCAGCAAGGACTTATCACGGATGATATGTTTGATATTCTATCAGAATCTATCAAAACATTAGGTGATAAATCAACGAATATGGCAGGTAGTCTCAATCTTAGCAAATACTCTGTTGATGAGCTGGCAGAAGTCCTTCCGAAGTTAACTACTCAGTTGGGATTAAATTCTGACCAACAGACTCAACTTAATACCGCATTATACGATATGCCTAATGCAAGTGGCACAGCTCAGGGAGCTTATGAAAACATCATGGCAACCGCAAAAGAAATGGGATTGAATACGGAATCTGTTGCAAAGATTTTTGCAGAAACATTCCCCGATGCAGTTCAGACCGCAAAAGAATCTGTGTCTAAGCAAACATCAGAAATTAGATGGAATACCACCAGAGATTTCAATGATGCGGCAGGTGCGGTAACAAAAGCTACTGGTCAGATGAAGAGTACTGCCATGAGCGATTATGAGGCAATTCATTCAAAAGCCACTGAATCTTCTCAGGGAGTCGCTACGGCAACTGTAATGCAATGGGGAAGTTCTGCAAAAGAGGTTTCCAAGAACCTTGATTCAATGAAACAAGCAGCCAACTTGAAACTGGGAGAAATGCAGAAAACTGTAGAATCCCATTTTTCATCACAGTATAATACTATGACAAATAAATGGGAAAAAGCAGCAGAGCGCATTACTGGAAAAGGGCAGATCATAGATAGTATGGAATCAACCTTGAGTAGTAAGATACCGTCAATGTCCAAATACTTCACACAGTTTTCCAGAAATGTTGCAAATAGCCTTAAAGGCATGTACACAGTAGGCAGAAATGCGGCACAGGAGTTCTCAAATGGATTACAGTCAGTTCATATCAAAACTCCTCACATCTACATGAACTCTAGTGCATCTGCAAATGGAAACAGTTATTCCTACAGATGGGATTCTGGTGTAAATTGGTATGCAAAAGGTGGTTTGTTCAAAAATGCATCTGTCATTGGTGTAGGCGAAGCAGGACAAGAAGCCGTTCTTCCTTTGGAAAATCGTAAAGCCATGAAATCCATTGCCGACAGTATCATGTCTGGATATGACGGCAACATGGGACTTACGAAAGATGAGATCATGGAAGCTGTTGAGCGTGGTGTAGTTACTGCTTTGATGAACAATGGTGGCTTTGGCGGTTCTTCGCCGGAGTACATCATGAACAGCATCAAAGTGAACGAGCGTGAACTGGCACGAATTGTCACAAAGGCTCAGAACAACACAGATTACCGCATGAATCCGTCCCCGGCATATTGATTTTACGGTATGGATGTGGTAATATAATAAATGCATAAACGTTAAGAAAAGAGCACACTAAAGATGAAACGAGGGAAAAACCTCACGATTCTTTTGTGTGCTCTTTTTTTGTTTGGTAAAACCAACAGGCTAACCCGACGGGGGACAAGCGGAAATGCCTTGCCGCCTGCCTGTTGATTTACATACATTTCAAGGCATCTTATATACGAAAGGCAGGTATTTTTTTATGGCAAAATCTTTTAACTACCGTAAATATTACAAAGACTATTATGGGATTGATTTCGACAGTAACTATGTAATCCACCATATTGACTTTGACAGAAGCAACAATGATATTAATAATTTAATTCTATTACCTTCGAAGTTACATAGTCGATATCACTTTTTATTAACTGGATTTAATTCTGATAAAAACAATAAAGGGATTGCAAGTCTTGATTTTAAAATCGTCTCAGAATGTGGGAGCATCCCTATGTTCGGAATAAACATGATGAAAAATTTATGTGAAACAATGGCAGAAATTGATAAATGGGTAAGAATAAAATCCGATATGGATAGAGCAAAATACAACAAAGAAGTGTATGGTATTTAATATGTGGTAAATTCAGTAGGCTAGGGTAGCTCCCGAAAATCTCACCTCCAAGAGATATGCCTACTGTTTTTATAAATTTGGAGGATTGAAAATGAATGGAGGTCATTTTATGGCAGTATTTAGAGTACACAAAACAAAGAATTATACGCTGATGAGTAATCATCATCTTAGAGATAAGGATTTGAGTTTAAAAGCAAAAGGGCTTTTATCTGTAATGTTTTCATTACCGGATTCTTGGAATTATTCTATTCCGGGGTTATGTGCAATCTTGAAAGAAAACGAAACAGCAGTAAAGTCAACTATAAAGGAATTAAAAACAACAGGATACCTTGTTGTGGATAAGAAAAAACCTTGCAAAGAAGAGGGACGATCTAAGTTTGAGTACATTTATAATATTTACGAAACTCCGCAGGATGTATCTGATAACAACAATAATCAAGAGTCTTTTTTTCAAGGTATAGAAAACCTACCCCTAGAAACTCCAGAGGTAGAACATCACCCCCATAATAAAAGAACTGATATATCAACTACTGATAAATCAATTACTGATACAAATAAAGACTGTACTTTATCAAGTACAGAGGAAAAGACTTTACCAAGTGCTGGTAAAGGAGTAAAGACTTCTGCTCCTAATAATAATATAAATATAAATATTAATAATATACCACCTAGAACGAAAGAGCAGAAGCAGGAACGGTACGCACATGCGAAAAAGAATCGCTCTGTCGATTACAAAGACGAAGAACTACCGACAATCCTGTACAATGGATTTAATTCTCTGTACGGGGACAAAGAAGATATTTTGGAAGACCACGACATCTGCCTGACTATGGCATTGGTCAAACAGTTCTTTGAAAAGTTCAAACAGTATCGAGGAGAACGACATCCGATAGTCTACGCAAATGACCTTGACCAGTTCCTGAGTATGATTCGAAATGCTGACTTGGATATGGTGAAAGACGGAATAGTCGAAGAGGACGATGAGCCGCAATATTATCTGGATATGATGGACGAATATTTCGGCTCTGACATTGGAAAGAACAACAATATGGACTGCGATTATCATATCTGGCTGTTCTTCACGGAGAAGACACAGAACATTTTGTATAACCGCGTGAAACAGAAACGGGAGGAATGAAAATATGCCAATAGACAGACCATTGTTTGAACCGGGGGACATAGTAAAACATTTCAAGAGAGAAACCGTCAGTGATTTGCGGAGCAATGATTACCTGTATAAGATTGTCGGCGAAGCAAAGCATACAGAGACAGACGAACCGCTGATAATTTACCGTGCTTTGTATGGAGAAAGAAAACTATATGCCAGACCACAAAAAATGTTTTACAGTTTGGTTGATAAAGAAAAATATCCAGATATTTCACAGAAGTACAGATTTGAAAAATATGAAGGACAGATATTCATTGAATAAAACAGCCTAAAATCTATTTTAAATACAGAGGGCGATTATTTCCTCGCATAGATGCTTCAAATGGATTTTAGATGGAAAACGATACAGTAATTAATTAGAAAGTGAGAAAGAAATGAGTAGACTTGGAAAAGAAATGCCGGCAGAGTATTCAGACAGATTTGATGAACTGAGGCAAAACCGGTGCGAAACAAGCTTTTACAAATATGGCACTGCAAAAGATAATTTTGGAGAACGTCTGGTAAATGCCATAGAATCTCATGATATGTGTGTCAAAAAATATCTGAAAACCGGTAACACGGAGTATCTTTGCGATGCTGCGAATTATTTGATGTTCGAATTTATGTATCCACAAATCGAAGGTGCGTATTTTAAAGCTACTGACAGCGGAGAAAGTGCCGGAGTAGCTGGAAAACCAATTAATCAATTAAGGGAGAAATGGTAGGATGAAAAAATCGGGCAATTCTCATGGGAAACACGGATTACGAATCATTTTGCAAAGAGCACTTCGAAAGATTCATTTCTGATATCCAAAAGAAACATTAATATAACTTTTTCTTACTGAATCTCACCTTGTATATGTGATAGAATAAAGAATCATAAAGCGTCTATCAGAGCGATAGGCGCTATTTTCGTGTAATTAAGCATCTTCTTTCGGGGAGGTGCTTTTTCTTTTATGAGGTGTTATATGGCAGAAATATTTTTAAAAGTAAACGGTGTCTCGATGCCTTGCCCGTCTTCCTACACATGGGGATTACAGGACGTATCAGCGGCAAAATCAGGAAGATCTGATGACTCTGTCATGCATAAAAACAGGGTAGCGCAAAAAAGGAAATTAGCTTTGCAGTGGAAAGGTAAAGATTGGGCTACTACAGCTAAGATCCTTCAAGCGTTCAATCCCGAGTACATCCAAATTACATATCCAGATATGATGTCTGGAAAATACGAAACCAGAACATTTTATGTTGGTGACAGGAGTGCGCCTGTTAAATGGTGGTGGCATGGAAACCAGAGAACAGAATCTATCAGTTTTGATGTGATTGAGAGGTAATGCATGAGAAAATTATCTAACAGATGGAAAGAAAAAGTCAAGAACGGAATGGACGTGCAGTACCTCAAGTATGCAGATATCACACTTACAGACGGAACTGTACTCAATCTGACCAGTGCCAATCTGTGGCAAAACGGAATGGAATTCGAAGATTCCGTATCTAATGATAGTAGCTTTGACATCGGTTCTGCAATCATCAATGTATTGAATCTTAGCATTAATAATTTTGACGGTGAGTACTCCGATTACGATTTTGAGGGAGCAGAAGTCATATGTTATGTTGGATTACAGATTGAAAATGAGGATACAAGTGAACTGTTAGATTCAGCTGGAGAACAAATACTGGATTCAACCGGTGATACAATCATAGTTCATAAAAATGCGGTTATTGAAAAAACACGTATTTGCACAGTGACAGTTATTGAACAGCCGGAAGACGAAACGGTGACCATAGACCTTACGTGCGAAGATAATATGCGGAAGTTTGACCGCAATTATTCCGACAGCAAATTGAAATATCCGGCAACAAGAGGGCAGATTGTACGAGATGCCTGCGAGGTATGTGGAGTTACTTTGCAAACAACATCATTTGACAGAGATGATTATATCGTGCAGAATCGTCCAAATGACGAAGCTTTAACATTTCGCCAGGTTCTACAGTGGGTTGCACAGATTGGCTGTCAGTGGATGAGATGCGATGAATATGGCAGATTGTGCATCAATTGGTACGGTTCTGTCAATGAAGAAGAACTTACAGTTGATGAACTTGGAGTATTAAAAACACAGGACGGAAGCAACGTTAATCTTAACTTCTCGAACTCAGATGGTGCGTTGTCGGCTGACAATGGTACGCTTCTTGAAAATGATGGGATTCTGAGGCTTTTTGCAACTGACGAAAAAGGTAACATTTCTGAAATAGAAACCACCTATGGTTTTACTCCGCATCATACAGATGTAGTAATCACAGGCGTGAAAGTAACTGAATACAGCGAATCCTCTTCTGATAATCCGCAAACTTACATGGTTGGTACAGAGGGATATGTACTTGGAATTTCTGGTAATAAATTAATTCGTGTTGGCGATGGCCAGACGATTGCTTCAATGATTGCCGAGAAATGCGTTGGCATGAGATTTAGACCATTTGAATCCGAGTGTCCTACAGATGTGGCTCTGGAAGCCGGAGATTCACTGATTATTGTGGATAGAAATGGGAAAATATACACATCGCTACTTACCACAACTACATTGAAACCGGGATCCGGTCAGAAGATAGCTTGTAATGCCAAAAGCGCTGCTAAAAATAGCAGCACCCAATATTCCCAGGCGACGCAGGCATTTGTTACTGCAAGAAATATGGTTAAGCAGGAAAAAACCGAGAGAGAAAAAGCTCTTGAAGAATTTGGAAAAAGAATTGATTCAGCCACAGGAGTTTATACTACTGTTGAGCCACAGGAAAATGGAAGCAAAATCTTTTATTTACACGACAAACCAACTCTGGCAGAATCTCAGGCAATTTGGAAAATGACTTCTGAGGCATGGGGAGTGTCTACAGATGGTGGGCAGACATGGAATGGTGGCATGACAGTTGATGGCGATACGATTGTAAGAATTTTGAACGCGGTTGGCGTTAATGCTGATTGGATTAATGCCGGTGCAATCATGGTCAAGGATTCTGATGGGAATATTCTCTTTTCTGTTGATATGGACACCAAAAAAGTAATAATCAGTGGTGATTCAGTTGTTATCGGTGGCAAAACAGCCACAAAAGCATTATCCGACAATCTTCAGGAGAGCAAAGATTATTCAGATGGTAAATTAGCTGATTACGCTGACACAGTAACAGGTTCATTGGCTGGATTACAAGCACAGATTGATGGACAGATTGAGTCCTTCTTCTATGATTACGAACCGTCTTTGCAGAACAAACCGGCTTCTGAGTGGACAAGCACAGAAGAACGTAAAAAACATGAAGGCGATCTTTTTTACTGGAAGAGTACTGGCTACGCATATCGGTTTATGCAGGACGGTGCAACATGGAAATGGCAGATGATTCAAGACAACGACATTTCCAAAGCACTTGCACAAGCTGAGAAAGCGCAAGATACCGCAGACGGCAAGAGAAGGACGTTTGTTATACAGCCTTCACCGCCGTATGATATCGGAGATTTATGGTCTCAAGACGGCGGAGATATCCTCACTTGTGTTGTAGCAAGAGCAAAAGGAAGTGTGTATGCGTCATCTGACTGGAAGAAACTGAATAAATATACTGATGATACCACAGCAAACAAAGCTCTTGAAGCAGCAGCTCTTGCTAAAAACATGACTTTGCAGCTATCAAACGAAATGCAGACGATTACGGCTGATGCAAATGGCAATATCGCAGTATTTCCACAGGTATCTACCAAAGCTACTGTAATGTATGGCTCATCGGATATTACAGACGATTGTAGTTATACAATCACAAAATCCGACAGTATCACAGGCTCTTGGAGTGATGCAACACATATCTACAATGTTACTGGGCTATCGGCAGACAATGGATGGATAGACATCAGAGCAACATATCTCAGCAATCTGTCAGTAACAAAAAGATTCACGATTTCTAAGCAGAAAAAGGGCGAAGATGGAAAAGATGGTGAACCTGGTAGAACATACATGGTTGAGCCATCATGTAACGTCTTGAAACGTGGCTCTGACAAGACAATTAGTCCAAACTTTATAACATTTAAAGCGTATTATCGTGACGGAAAGTCAGCTACTAGAGTGCCTTATAAAGGCAGATTCGTTGTTGAAGAGACTGCTGACGGAAATACTTGGAATACCATTTATACTAGTTCAACCGATGAGGACACCGTGACACACTATTTGTATTCTATTTTGACAAATGGATCTGGTCAGACAGTAGCAAGTTCTAATGGTTCAACTGTCGGTATTCCAAGAGATGTGACAAATGTTAGATGTAAATTATATGCGTCCGGTGGAACTACAACATTGATGGATATGCAGAGTGTTGCGGTAGTGATTGATGTGGACAATCTAACACAATCGCAAATCGTAGAAATACTATCAAATGATGGTGCGTGGAAAGGATTGTACTACAAGAATGGTCAACTGTATATCAGCTTCAGTGCGGCACTTGGCGGTGAATTGACGTTGGGCGGCGAAAAGAATGGAAACGGTTATCTGAAAATTAAAGATGCCAATAATGCTGCTAAAGGATTAATTGATCGCTCTGGATATGCTGTATTTACAAGCTACGAAGAAAATTCAAAGTACATGAAATATACAGGTGTACAGTTTTCAAGCGATGGAATATTCCCTGTTGATATCAAGAAGTTCTTTGACGATGAAGTAGATATTGAAATTGAAAATAGTGAAAATTGGGGAATCAGTTGGAATGATAACAGTCTAAACGTATATGCCACAGAGGTATCGGCTGACACTGGTACATTTGAAAATTTAACTGTTACTAATCCTGCATCTTTCGCAAAATCACCAAAGATAGAAGACATGGAGTATACGACATCATCAAATACTATTTGTTGGGATGGACGTACAGGATACAAACAGCTGATGCTGAAATCTTCATCCTCGAAACGCTATAAAGATATTGGAAACAATATTTCAGAGCAAGAAATTGAAGAATGGTACAATATCGAACCAACGTGGGCGAAATACAAAAAGGGATATCTAGTTAAAGGGGACGAAAATGAAGGAAGATATATCCCGATGTTTATTGCTGAGAATGTAGAAGCATTCTTTCCGGAAGCTACTCGGCATCAAAACGGACTTGTTGAGGACTGGAATGAGCGTATCATGATTCCAGCAATGTTTGCAATGATAAAAAGCCAGAAAGAACAGCTTGACCGACAGGAAAAATTAATTAATCAGCTTTATGAAAAGCTCAATATAGAAAAGGAGAATTAATATGGCAAAATTTAATGAATACACAGTAAAGGCAACTCCAGAAGATGCAGATACCTTAATGCTCTATGATGCTGCATCAAAAACAAACAAACTTTCACCATTCAGCGGAATCTGGAACTGGATTGTCGGAAAACTGACCAATGCGGTTATCCGCAACTTGCAGACCTCAAACAAGACGGTACTGGGGGCGATTAATGAATTAAATAGTAACTCGTTCCCATACAGAAACATTACTTCTCTTACTGATGAAAGAAACGTACAATTCCGATTCTCTGTCGTCGAAAATATTACTGTGGGTACTAAAACTATTCCGGTATATACTAAAGGAATTATAATGGCTTACACTGATGCTGTAATGATTGGAGTATTCGGTGCAGGCGATACTTCCGAATTGTATATTGGATACCGCAGCCAAAATACATGGATGATCAACTGCATAAAATAGTAACCGGTTAAAACCCTTTTATAAAGGTATGATCACCAATGGACTAGTTACTGTTCCTCTTGTTCCGGGACTTTATCTAGTTTCAACGTATCGTAGTGGAGGATACAAGATAAGTTCATTATCTATAGTCAATATTCAGGCACAGGACGGTTCTTTTATCGAAACGCTTGTTAAAGGTGTGGATTACGACAGCACCATTGAAATGAAATATACTGAGAGAAACATTTCATTTCAATATAAGATTAGCTTATCTGGTGGATGTACAATCGTTATATTCAAGTTGGCTTAAAGATTTATGAAATATAAAATAGTAACTCCTTTAGAATCTCAAATATTAATTCATCTTCACGCACAATAACGATTCATAGAGTTTCCAAAAATAAATCTCTTTTACATTGCACATTACTATATAGAATGAATTATGAAATGGAGGTACATAAATGTCAGTAAAGCAAGTACAAGCTATTGTAAATGGACAGACTTACACCCTTACTTTTAACAGTAATACGGGAAAATATGAAGCTACAGTAACAGCTCCAAATAAGTCCAGTTACAGCCAGAGCGGACATTATTACGGAATAACAATCAAGGCAACGGACGATGCTGGAAACGTGACCACCAAAGATGCAACAGATTCCGCAATCGGTAGTTCCCTGCGATTAACCGTTAAAGAAAAGGTCGCTCCAGTAATTACAGTCACAAATCCAACAGCATCTGCAACACTTGTCAACAACAAGCCAACTATCACATGGACTGTTACAGATGATGATTCTGGTGTTAATCCGTCTACTATCGGTATCACAATCGATTCCGGAAGCAAGATTACTGACGGCATTACAAAGACCGCCGTAACCGGTGGTTACAATTGTTCGTACATACCGGAAACAGCTCTTACCGATGGTTCTCATACCATTAGGTTTGATGCATCCGATTACGATGGCAACGCAGCTACGCAGAAATCCGTAACATTTAAGATTGATACCGTACCACCAACTCTGAGCATCAGCTCTCCGTCAGATGGATATGTTACAAATAAAAATACAATCACTGTATCTGGTACAACCAACGATGCAACATCTTCTCCTGTAACCGTTACAGTTAATGGTAAAGCTGTCACTGTTGGTAGCAACGGAGCATTCAGCACTACGGTCACATTGTCCGCAGGCTCAAATACAATTACTATCGTTGCAAAAGACAGTGCCGGTAAGACAACAACCATTACTAGAACTGTCAAGTATGATCCGAACCCACCAAAGATTACAGCCGCAAGCGTAACGCCTAATCCGGTCGATGCAGGCAAAACTTATGTGATCTCTGTCACAGTAACTGATGAATGATGATTACGAGGGTTTACGGCTCGTGTAATGAGTTCGCTATTGAGTTCCAGAGACGAGAGGGATCGGATCTCGAAATCTGGGACGCAATAGTCCCTGCCAATAGAGATGGACAGTATGTCATAGAAATCTATGCAGAAAGTAGTGGTGGCTTGACAGCTTATACCGCCACTGTACTGTTTCTGATATCAGGGCACGAGATTGCTGGAAAGCTCGTTCCGAGAGGATATACGGCACAATCAGAGAACATCGAGTACAGCTCATTGCTGAATCTGAGTCAGCTGACGGCAGAGCTTGTAAAGCAATGTTTCAGTGGACATAAAATATGCTGAAAGGAGAGAGGACATGGCAATTAGATACGTAGATAGCAATACAATAATGGATTTGGGAGAAAAAATCCGATTTAAAAGTAAAGTAGAGCCGGTATGCGGTGTAGACATCCCTTTTTCCATCATTTCAGCGGATTACGAATTGATTTTCGTTGATACAGATGCTGAAACAGAGACTGTAGAAGATCAAGGAAACTGCAATATCAACGAGCATACGCTAGATGCGTTAATTGAGCCACAAAAAACAGGAATCTATTGTCTGACATTCATATATAAAATTGCAGATGAAACGTGGGTAGATAATTATAAAATCAAAGTGAAAGGGTGATATGCATGGCAGATGCAAACATTTATATAGCCGGTGCAAGCATAAGCCCTACATCAGTGCAGACAGGGGCGAAATATGCGATTGCTGTTGATGTTCGGAATGTCCAGTATGTATTAGGCACAAGTGATGGATCAGCACTTGCCACTTCTGATGGTTCGATGCTGAGAGTGAAAGAATAGAGGTGATTATATGGCAGAATCATTAAAAACAATATTAATGTCGGCACTGGCTTCGAAAGCAACGCCGGCAGAAAGTGACACATTGATAGTTGGAGAAGGGAATGTATTAAAAAAAATATCGTTCTCACAATTATTTACATACCTGAAAGACAAGCTAGGCATTAATACATTAAACACGAATATAAGTAATTTAATGCAAATATCATCTGATACAATTAAAGACATAGATGTTCCTGCGTCAGGATCTGTAATGATAACATTTACTAAATTCAAACCTAAAAGTGGTTATAATAGGGTTGTTTTAGCTCATAGTTTTAATAATTCTTCTAACGGAGGTTCAAATTATTCTGGAATGTTTATATATAACACTACAGGAACAAAGGACGGAATACAAGTATTTATTCATAATGTATGGACTAGTAAAGGAAAGGTTAATTTATCATTAACTGTTGCATATATACAATCATATTTCTTTAATTAATGCTAATAAATCCGTCTTTTATATAGTTATTAATAGCATTGATGGTGCTAACTGCGCCTGTAACACTATTTGCACCTATTCCTAACAAAGTCTTTAAATTTACTCCATTTGGAAATGTGGCTAGTAGAGTACCATTAGCAAGGCCATCAGGAATTGCTAAAGTTAAATGAGCAAATACTATATCATTATTGTATATGCAATATGCGCCGCCAAGTTTGTTGTGACTGTTTATGGCATGCCAACGGCAACAGAATAAGGCAAGTAATAGCACTTTAGATGGAATGAGGAATAAAAAAGGCTCAGATCGAGCAGATTGTGAACCAGATAAGCGAGAGAGCAAATCTTGTAAGACAGCTGTATCCTCATCTTATCCGGCATACCACAGCCACAATGTCTCTTGAGCGTGGTATGGATGTTACGGAATTGCAAAAGATGTTAGGACATGAAAAATTAGACACGACTATGATTTATGCGAAAGTATCGCAAGAATCATTGAAATACAGTCACCACAGATACGTGGTGTGAAAGGAGAACATATGGAAATTAAAGGAATTGACGTATCATCGTGGCAAGGGAAACCGGATTGGTCAAAAGTATCGAATTCTGGAATTAAGTTTGCAATTTTGAGAATTCATCAGAAATCCGGCACAGATGCATCATTCGAACACAACTACAAGGGCTGTAAATCCAATGGAATTCTTATTGGTGGATATAAGTACAGCTATGCTTTAACATCGGCACAAGCTATCGAGGAAGCTGAGAACGTAATTTCTGTTCTTGGTGGACGTGGACTTGACTTTCCAGTATTCTACGATCTGGAATGGGCACAGCAAAGAAGTCTCAGAAAACAGGCTATTGAGAATATTGCAGTAGCATTTCTGACCAGAATCAAGAAAGCCGGTTATAAGGTTGGAATTTATTGTAATCTCGACTGGTACAATAACGTTCTGTCAGACGTTCTGAAGCAGTATGATTGTTGGATTGCTCGTTATCCGGCTAACGACAACGGCTCTGTACAGGAAAGATTGCGTCCGAATGTCGGTGTAGGCTGGCAATATTCCAGCAAGGGAAAAGTTCCAGGAATTAATGGAAATGTTGACATGGATGTGTTCTACAAGGATTACAGAGATTCTAACCAGAAAGGAGAAACTAAAATGGTAAAAATCAGCAACTGCGGACATGATGAACGCGGAAGATATGCAGGTGGAAAAGCAGGAGATCAGACTGGTACGGAATATCAGATCATGAACTGGTACAGCAGACCGTGGCTCTGTGTGCTAAGATTCAATGACGCTAAAATCGCAGCCATGATCGCAGACATGGCGACAAAAGCGGCACAGAACAATCTCATTGGGTACGATCAGGGTACTTCCGGAAACAGCAATGACCGGTATTCATTCTGGCAGCACTTAAAGGCAAGTAACTACGATCCAGCACAGATCACGGTAGCTTGCGAATCTGATTGCAGCGCAAGTACAGCAGCTATTGTCAAAGGGGCTGGGTATCGCTTAAATAATGCAAGGCTCAAAGCGGTCAGCATCTATCTGACGACACGGAACATGAGAGCTGCAATGAAGATTGCCGGTGCGAAAGTACTGACGGATAGAAAGTATCTGACATCCGGTGACTATCTAAAGGCAGGAGATATCCTCCTGAATGATAACCACCACGTGGCTATCGCTGTTACCACTGGCGCAAAAGCAAATACGCTTTCAGCGTCAACTATTCTGTCTAAAACTCCGAAGTGGGTGGGAAAGGTAACTGCAAATACACTTAATGTCCGCACATGGGCAGGAACAGAGTATGCACAGCTTAAAAGCTATCCTACACTTGCAAAAGGCAATTTAGTTGATGTATGCGATACCATTAAAGCCAAAGATGGAGCATCTTGGTACTATATCCGCATTGCCGGAAAGTATTTCGGATTTGTTTCCACGAAATATATTTGCAAAGTGTGATAAATGTGATATAATAAATATACCATAATTCAACTCCTCCCCAGAGTTTGGATATGAACTCAAAAAAGAGATGATCTGTTTCTATTCCTTGACAGATCATCTCTTTTATTTTATTTAATAATATATTCCCAATATTGATTTTTAATATCCGCATATCCGTTCTTACGAATCAGTACTTTATCACCAGAAAACATCGTAAAATCAGAATCCAGCTTTTGCACATAATCCATGTTTACAACAAATGACTTATGGCAACGCAAAAACCGTTTATCAAGGTAAGGCTCAACCGACTTTAAAGTTGCATACATACTGTGCATAATCCCGTTCGTGCAATGAACAAAAACTTGCTTATCCCGTGCTTCGAGGTACTCGATTTTGTTCAATGGAATCCTTATAATGCAATCTCTGTGTCTGATTGTGAGCATCTTGTGTTTCATATCACTCAAGGTATTGTCAATCATAGAAAACATTCTTCCGTGTTCATTTCCCTTGATGATATAATGCGTAAATTCAACATCCAACGCATCAAAAACAAAATCCTTGTGAGCTGTCCAGAAAGCAATTTTGCCCTTATATCCACACTCTCGGAGTTCTTTGGCAATATCCACGCCATTTTCGTTTTTAAGTATTACATCCAAGACAATCATATCAAACCATTTTCCGTCCTTAACATCATCTATCAAGGGTTCCCCACTGAAATAACCGTCTATCGTATAATTCCGGTCACCGTTTTGCTTCAAAAACGGTTCAATCCGATGCTTAAAATACTCAACCTGTAGTTCACAATCGTCACAAATAGCAATTTTCATAGTAATCACCTTCCGTTTATCGCCTACGCTTCAACTTTCATCAGATTATCCTCATCTAATCAATTAATTATGGTAATATAGTAGCACTGAAACGGAAATGTGTAAATAGTTCAGCAGAAGTTCGAAAAAAATCGACATCTTAATACGTTGGTACAGCCTGCCAGATTACTCTGGGGAGGAGATGTGATCGTGAATGCAGGTTTTACCATAAAAAGAGCCGGGGAGTAAAAACCTCGGCTCGTTGATTTACAATGAATTATTTTTGATATGAAATTAAGTCCGTAGTATATTCGTTACCATATTCTGCTAATGGACGAATCGTTAATGCGAAATCTACGTTTGACACATCGGAAATTCCGTTTGCTGCAAGAAAATCATCTGTAGGAGTTAGGGTCACAAGAGTTTTACAACCATCTAATAAATACTGATTGAATATTTCATAACTGTCTGACATTGTAAAATCGTTATAAGTCTCAGAAGTTACATCGTATGCGAAATACTGTCCAGTAGTGTTTGTGATACAAAATGTGAAGCTGTTACCCTCTGAGGAAATGAAATCGACACTAATGCCGTTCTGGTTATACAAGTTCTGTGCACCGTCAAATACAGGAGAAGAAACCACAGTAGTTCCAGTTACGTCAGCGTGAATCTGACCGCTGTCAAAAGCCTTGAAGCTCTTTGCATTGTCGTAAGCCCACAAGAGAACGTCAAAGCTATCTACTTCGTCCATCTGGTAGTCTTTGAAGAAATCTTTATTTTCCCATGTATCTATCAGCTCCAAAGTAGAATTCGCTTTCTTTCCGGGTGCTACATCAGAGGAGTTTATGCCATACTGATCGCCGCCTGCCATAATACCGTTTATGGCATAAGCATAAGGAGCTATGCCTAAATTCAAATTAGAATTGTTTTCGATATACAGTCCTATAGTGCCTGTGGACGGGGAATCGGTTAATCCTTTTGTTTCAACATGAATGCCGTTCTCTTCGTATAGCACAAAATCTTCCGCAAAAACATTGGATGGCATGGATGCAAGCAAAATGCTTGACAGCCCAATACTAGCTAGAAACTTTACTTTCTTTCTCATAAAAATATTTCCTCCTTAGTAAAATTTGCATATATTATACCGCAAGATTCAATAATAGCATAGTCAAAACAGAAATATTTTTCATATTTTTATCCATTAAAAATGCAGTTTTATCGTTTTGCCCGATTAATTTGCACAAAAAGTGGTATAACTAAATACATAAATTATAGACTAAAGAGGTATATATTATGAGGAAGATTGAGAAATTGCTGATCGCAGCAGGAGTAATCTTCTTTGCAAGCTACATCATTCACTTGCCGATGTGCAATCAAGATTATTTACGTAAAAGCTTCATCCGCTTGGCAGATGATATGTGCAAGCATTCAACTTTAAGCCAGAGCATAAAAGAGATTCTAAGAACGAACGATATTGTAGAAATCACAGAAAATCCGGTAAAAACGAACTTTATATTTGTGAAAGTAAAGGTCATATTTGAAATCATAAATATTCCGGTCTATCTCTGGCAGTTTGCAAGGGCGAATATTAATCCATGTGTCCTGTTACATTGGATCTGCGGAAAATATGATAAAAATAAATGTTCGAATGCATATTTCCCACTGTCCAGACATATACTGTAGTAAAGTTTCGATTGGGAGGGTTATTTATGGATTACAAAGAAAAAATTATTGAATTGCTGGATAAAGTTAAAACAGAAAATACTTTTAAAAGAGTATATAAATTGTTAGAGTATTTATACTTGAAAGAAAAGTAACTAAAAATTGCCGCACCCATGAAAATAGGTGCGGCATTCTAATTATTCTGTTTTTAAATCATCTGGAGAAGCAGAGAAATAATATTCAAATTCGGAACTATCATACTTAGAACCCATCATTTCATTCAGCTTATCGGCAATTGATTCGCCCATTTCCTCTCCAAATTCAGAATCTTCAACTTTTGTTCTTTTATATTCCGCAAAAATATTTCCCCAATCGTCCTGTGTTCCAGCGTAGTAAATCTGAATAAGATCGCCATTTTCTTTAGGACTTAAATAAGACAATGCTTTGTCGGTTACATTCTCCATGCTTTTTGGGAAAAATACTTTTTGAACATCACAGGAATTAAAAATAGCGTCATATATCTCAGTTATTCCTTCTTGGAAAATGATGGATTCAACATACGAATTTCCGATTCCAACCTGAAAATCCGATAAATCTGTTGCATAGTCTGTTCCGTCAATATTGTATGTCGGAAGAATTTCTAAAACCTTGCATTTTCCATCATATCCATGTAATTTCACAGTGCTTCCTTCGATATCATAATCGAAATCACTGATTGTGCCATATTTTTCAGAATCATCTTTCTTTACTTCAACACCAGTAACACCCCCGGCATAAACTGGAATGGAAACCCCTAAAATAGTAAAAGAACAGATTGTCACTAATAGTTTCTTCTTCATTTGTAATTCCTCCTTAGTATTTGAATATGAATATATTATACCATTGGCGACAGAAATAATATAGGAGAATATAAAGAAAGACCAGAGATTTTTTATTCCCCGGTCTTTCTTTTTTTAATTATTTTCCAGTTCGTTAAGGATTTCTTCGAGTTGCTTCCAATGTTCATCACTGAGCTTGGCAAACTTCACAAGGATTTTCTTTGCAAAGTCGTTGTCGCCGGTCATAACTGAATCTACGATAGCCTGCGCATCGCTATCGTCGTCTCGGAACATGCTTCCAGTTCCGTTCACGAGCCAGTCATAGGAAACATTGTAAGTATTACAAATCAGCTTCAAAAAATCTTCGTCGGGATTTGTTCTTCCAAGCTCTATGTTTTCGATTTTTCCGCGACTTTTTAATCCGAGTTTTTTAGCGAAATCTTCTCTTGAAAGTCCTAAATACTTACGCAACTCTTTCAATCGCTCATCCATTTTATAAACCTCCTTTCATTATTTTATGATAAAAGTATAACATTTTATAATTACGTTGTCAACGTAAAAATATTTAAAAATACGTTGACAATGCGTCACAAACGTGATAATATACATTTACAACGTAATTAACTATGGGAGGTGAACAAATGTCAGAGGAAAAGCGACAGCTCATTAGAGATGTAACAACAAGAATCAATAAACTTCCAGAAGATAAGAAACATTATATTTTGGGATATATGAATGGAGTTGCTGATACTGTTGAGAGCAATCCCCAGAAAAAAGGCGGAGGCATGGAAAGGAAATAAATGGACTGTTTACAGATTTTTAACTCAAAAGATTTCGGCCAAATACGGACAGTAGAAATTAACGGAAAGCTATATTTCGTAGCAAATGATGTGGCAAGAGCGCTGGGATACAAAAGACCGGCAGATGCAGTTACGGCACATTGCAAGGGGTCGGTAAAGCACCGATGCCTTACTGACGGAGGAGAGCAGGAATTAAAAGTCATTCCAGAAGGAGATATATACCGCCTCACTACTCGGAGTAAACTTCCGTCAGCAGAGAAATTTGAATCATGGGTATTTGATGAAGTTGTTCCATCTATCCGAACGAACGGTGGTTACATTGTCGGACAGGAAACACTCTCTGATGATGAGTTGATGGCAAAAGCAATTCTTGTAGCGCAAAAGAAAATTGCAGAAAGAGACCAGCTTATAGAAGAACAGAGACAGCAGATTAGCGTCAAGAATCAGATAATCGGAGAACTTAAACCGAAAGCAGATTACTACGATGAAATTTTAAAGAACCCGGGATTAGTTACAATTACCCAGATTGCAAAGGATTATGGAATGTCTGGCAAAAAGATGAATGATATCTTGCATGACTTGGGGATCCAGTACAAGCAGAGCGGTCAGTGGTTGCTGTATGACAAGTATTCAAAGAATGGGTACACACATTCAGAAACTGTAGATATTGTCAGGTCAGATGGAAGACGTGATGTGAAGATGAATACCAAATGGAAACAGAAGGGTAGAATTTTTCTTTACAACATGCTCAAAGAAAAAGGTATTGTTCCGATGATTGAGCAGGAAAATAACCAGATGACAATGTAGGGAAGAAGAAAGAAAACTCAATAGAAAGGATTTTGCATGAAAAATTTAATATTCAGATTCAGAAAAAGAAAGAAGGTAAAACCATACAAAGTAGATACTTCACAGAAAGGATTTGAATATGTGGGTATTAAATTATCTGATGAACAATTCCAAGATATGTGTAATTTGAATCTGCTGTGGGCAAACGATAGGAAAGATATTCCTGTTTTTAACATGCTTGTTCTTATGAAAGTTTTAGGCTTATTGCCATCTGAAATGATGCGTGATAACGAAAGTGATGATTCTGGTGATGATATTTATGAACGGAAGTTCGGAAAGATAAGAAGATGAGTCAATCTTATACCACAGAAAGGAAATGATATGTTGGAAGAAACAAATGCATTACTCAAGCAGATTTTGGAAGAACTTAAAGCCATTCGAGAAGAAGTTGCACCTACGAGAACGAAAAAAGTAACGCACACGGCAAATATTGACAGGAAGACAATTGCCGAATGCGTTACCGATGGAATTCAAAACGCTTTATACGGGAAACGAGCGTTTAATCCGAAAGATTCTGAATAGCAAAATCATATGCACGTTTTAAATATTGAATTTCGTCATTTGACATAGAAGTATTTCCAGCCAATGGAGCTTCTCTTCTGTCAAGAACGTATTCATTTAATTTAGACTTTGCATAAGTAATTGCTAAATCATGAACTATTTGTTCTTTATCCATAATACACACCTCCCTTCGAGGGAGATTATACCACAGAAAGGAAGTCAGTATGAAAAAAGAAGAAATAAATGAGTTTATGAATATGACATTACAGGAGAAAAAAGACAAAATTATTGAAATAATTCGCGAGATTCCAGAAGATTCTCCGATTCACAAGGAACTGTACGAAACACTGAAAAGAGAAATGGAGGGAAAATAGAATGATCAAATGTGAAGGCGGGAAAGTTGAATTAGAAGAAGATGCAAATAAGTTGCTTTCTGAATTAACCGCGATATGCAGGGGACTAAGAGTTTTCCTTGTGAAAGAAGGATATTCCAAGGAAAAAGCCGATGAACTTGTTTCTGAATCAGCTCAGATGGGGTTGTGGACAGACGAAAAAATACAAGAAGAACTTGACAGATTAAGGACAGAAACGCTTAGAACGTTTGCGGAATTAATATTGGGGAGAAAGATTTTTGAAGGAGGAAAAGAGAATGATTAAAAGTAAAGATGGAGCAGTTGAGGTAAAGGGAAGTACAACAGTTTTAATGACTGATTTGTCAATGATTATTAAATCGTTGAGAGAGACTTTTGAGGAAGAAGATATTCCAAAGGAAACAGGAGATAAACTTATCAGAAAGGCTGTAGACGTTGGGTTCTGGACGGAAGATAAGCTTGACAAGGAACTTTCCAATATGCGAGCGGAAGTACTTGGAAAACTTATGGGATTAGCATTGTCGTCAATCTGGGGAGGGACAAAAGATGAATAAAAATACTTATGAGCCAGAAACCCTCGAAGAGGAATTTGCTTTACTAGCCGGCAGGCTTACAGCTTTGGAAGCGGTTTTAAATGCTAATGATAGCACATTCATTGATAAAAAGTATGTAGCTGCGATCATGGGGATTAAATATTTCGAAGGGGATTCCGATAAGAAAGAAGAGTGAAACGCCCCGGAGGTGACGCAACACCTACCGGAGCACGTATCTAACTTAATTAGGGTAAGTTAAATACAGGATAAGTATAGCACACCTTCCTGTATTTGAAAAGAAAATTTATACCAGGAGGGCATTTTTTATGTCTAAAATCACAAAACACACCGAAAACGTAACTAAAAACCAGAGTCTTGCAAGCGAAATCATCGCAGATCAGGTGGCAAAAACAAAACGTCTGGAAGTCGCAGTTGTAGCACTATCAGTAGCTTTACTTGCAGCAGCAGCAACTAAAAGAAAGAAGTGAGGGATATGAGGAAAAGAATGTATTTTATCGGAGTGATGGCACAGGTGGGAACATTTTCCACGATTGCATTATTGCTCTGGTGGATGACGAAAATGGATGTACTTGAGTTGCTCTGCATAAGTGCAATGGCATCTTCAATGGTATCCCTTCCTATTTTATGCAGCTAGAAAGGTGGGTAAACGGAGTTGAATAAGCTTTTGGAAAACAATCAGGTAACACTGGTTGGAGAAATTAAAACAGAATTTGAATTTAGCCATGAAGTATATGGTGAAAAATTTTACCGATTCGAACTTAGCGTAGAACGATTTAGTGGAACGAAAGATGTTCTTCCGGTTGTAGTTTCTGAGAGACTCATTGATGTGAAACAGAACTATACAGGAGAAATGATGGAAATTCAAGGGCAGTTCAGATCGTTCAATAAGCACGAAGAAAATCACAGTAGATTGCTTCTTTTTGTGTTCGCAAGAGAAGCAAAATTCATGGACAAAGATGCGCTTCCAGTTAATCAGATTCTTCTGGATGGTTTTACTTGCAAGAAACCAGTATACAGAACAACACCTAAGGGAAGAGAGATTGCAGATGTACTTCTGGCGGTAAATAGATCATACGGCATATCTGATTACATACCATGCATCTGCTGGGGCAGAAATGCAAGATACATGGGAACCTGCGGAACTGGCACACATATTATTTTACAGGGAAGAATCCAGAGCAGAGAGTTCAACAAAAAAGTCGGAAATCAGGTCGAGAAGAAAACAGCCTATGAAGTGTCGGCTTATTGGGTGGAGGATAAAACAGTATGAAAACAGTAGAATTGAAACAGCTTAACATTGAAAACTACAAGAAGTTTGAGTCTGCGGAGTATCAGTTTGCACCACGAACGATGGTGTCCGGTAGGAACCGTCAGGGTAAAACAACGTTGATGGACGCATATTTTGATACACTGACCGGAAAGCTTGCAGACGGTACATCTCCGAATAATGTCAGAAGAAAAGAAGACGGAGAAGAAGTTGAGGGTGTCGTATCAAGAGAACTCACACTTCTGATTGATGGAGAGGAAACCGTGATCCGTAAGGAAACGAAGAAAGGTAAATCTTCCAGTACCACAAAATATCAGGTTGATGGGTTTGATTACAACCAGACGAAGTATAAGGAATTTTTAAAAGGAATATCAGACTCAGAAACCATTATGATGTGTAGTAATGCCAGAGTATTCCTTAATGAACTTCGAAAATCAACAGCAAGTGCCAGAGTAATGCTTGAAAAGATGGCAGGGTTCAATGCGGATAAAGTATTACAGGACAATCCAGAAGTTTCGGAAATCATCAAGAATCATTCTGTCGAGGAAGTTGTGAAAAAACTCAATAGAGACAAAAAAGACTTCCAGAAGAAAATTGATGCCAAAAAGGTTGAAATTAATACCGTAAAGAAACAGGGAACACCAGATTTTACCATTCTTGAAGAAAAGAAGAATGCCGTGCTGGATAAACTGAATGGTCTTCTTGAAAAAGAAAAGCTGCTAAATGAAACCAATAAAACATATGACGAGCTCTGCTACGAGATTACAGGTCTCAAGAAATCCAGAGATGCGATCATTTCAAATGCAGCAGAAGCATTACAGGAAGAAAAGAGAAAAATCGTTTCCTTATTAAGTGACAGGCGATTCAAGCAGAAACATGAAGAAGAAAATCTCCGAATTCTGGGAAATTTCCTTGCGACCGCTGAGAAACCAGAACGAATTCAGCAGAGAATTACGGTTTTGCAGGAGAAATATAAACAGACGTATGCGTCCACATTTGATGAAACAGCTTTAAATGCCATACAGAATGAAAAATTTGATCCTGAATCAGCTATTTGCCCGACCTGCGGACAGGCACTTCCGGAGGAACAGGTTGAACGTCTTAAAACTGAATTTGAACAGAAGAAACAGGAAAGAATCCATGCAGAGTTTGCGAAAAAAGAGCAGTTTAAAGCAGACAAACAGCAGAAACTTAAAGACATTACAGAAGAAGGCAATTCCGAAGTAGCCAGAAGAAAAGAAGTTGAGGAAAAGCGCAAAGACATCGAATCGCAGATTGAGCAGACAAAGAAAAATATTTCCACTCTGGCATCTGAGATTGCGCAGAAAAATCAGGAATTAGAGAAGCTTCCGGCAGAGCCAGATATGTCTGGAAATGAAGAGTATCAGGCAGTTGTAGCAGAAATCCAGAAGAAACAGGAACAGCTTGACGGACTGACTAATAATTCTGAGGAAAAGGCAGCAGTTCAGGCAGAAAGAATGTCTGCTGAAAAGGAACTTACAGGAATCGAAATAAAAATTGAGATGGCAAAACAGGCAGTTCAGAAACAGACAGAAACACTTGAACAGCTGAACACAGAACAGAAAGAGTTAGGTCAGGAAGATTCCGATATTCAGCAGAAACTTGACATGTTGAAAGAATTTTCCATCAAAAAAAATCAGGCACTGGCAGAAGCTATCAATCCACTTTTCAAGCACTTTCAGTTTCAATTTTTGGACTATACGCAGGACGGTGAGCCGGTGGAAGTTTGTAAAATGATTTGTGACGGAATCGGATATTTTGATGGATTGAATCACTCCGATCAGATTCTATGCAATATTGACCTCGTGACTGGATTGCAGGAATTGAACGGCTTAAACTTGCCAATTTGGGTTGATGATGTTGAAAGTGTGAATGCTGACAGAATACCAGATACAGGCAGACAGATGATTCTACTTAAAGTTTCCGACGATGAATTAAAAGTGGAGGGAATTTAATATGGCGACAACTACATATAGCATTCCAGAAGCAATCAAAGCACAGGATTGGTACTGCAAAACAAAGATATTGCCACATTTTGCACCGCGCAATGGTATCTGTTGGGACTGCCACCAGAATATCTATTCCGAAAAAGGACGGACACGGTACGGAAAAGAAACACACGGGTATTCCGTTGAAAGTGCAGCAGGGCAGTTGATTACGGGTTGCCCGTTCTGTAATAGAAGCTATTGCGAGTAGTAAAAGTACAGGGAGGGGAAATATGCAGTTAGCAACTTGGGGAACATATAGATTTAAAGCCGATGCACAGAAATGCGCAGATGAAATCATGGAAATTTGTGATGAATTAGAATCAGCTACGCCACAGCAGATTCTTGACAAAGCAAGAGATAGCAATACTGAACTTCACAAGTGCTTTACATGGGACGATACCGAAGCTGCCGAGAAATGGAGAGTACAGGAAGCCAGATCGGTTGTAAGAAATCTTAGAATCGTCGAGGTGAAGCCAGATAAAGAACCAGAGCCGACAACAATCAGAGTTTTCTACAAGACGGACAACGAATCTGGATATAAACCAACAAAGTTGATTTTGAAGAAGCCAGACGAATATAAAGCACTTGTAGAACGTTGCAGGAGTGAACTTCTGGCAATCAAACAGAAATTCCATAATATCTCGGAATACGAAGAAATATGGGAAATGATTAATTAAATATTGAAGCCGTTACTGTGCTGATATGCCTGCAAGAGTAGGAAAACAGAACACGACAAAATACAATAGAACAATACAAGGCAAGACAGGACACGATATCATATAAACTTTTTTATTCTTGTAGGTTTATGAGTACAGTAGCGGCAAACTTCATGCGTTGATATGCCTGTAAAATGGGTAAAAAAAGCATATTACAGAATACATTAGCATAGAACAAAATAGAACAGTATATATTTGCTTAATTTTACAGGTTTATGAGCGTAGGGAGTCACAGCATTTATCAGTCTGCATAAGCAGAAAGACAGGATAACTCACAACAAAACAAAATAAAATAATTCAGTATAGTGCAGTACATCTTTCTCTTGTGTAGAGTGACAAGTGTTGTAGAACACTTAATAAAAAATAAAGCATGAAACTATAGGATATAAAACAACAGAACAACAAAGTGAAACACAACACTTCAATGGATGACTGTTTTACAGGCGGTATAACCGTCAATGAAGAATATAACAAAATAACGAAATACACCTCAAAATAGGACAACACAATATATATTATACGACCTTTATATCGCTTATAAAGCAGTTCTCCGAAAATTGAATTTTGGGTAGGTGGCATGAAAAATGTCACAGGAAAGTAAAGAATAACTCAGTATATGACAGGATAGGACACTATAGGACAATTCATGTTACCTACCGAGCATTCAACACAGATGTATTTAACTGGCAGTAGAAACTGTCATAACAGGAAAGCATAAAACCTTATATGTGAGAACAAAATAATATAGTGAACAATAGCATAGCACAAGACACGATTTCTATTGTCAGATAAGTACATCTGGAATTTGCGCAGAGATTCAAGCGGATTATTCCGCAACATAAAAAATTCATGACAGAACAGAATAATATACGACAGAACACGACATTATATAACAGATATTATTGCAGATTAGTCCGTTTGAGTGTTTGCGCAAACAGAAACTATAAATTAAATCATAAAATTTCGGAGGGAAAACATTATGGCAAAAGCAAAATCACTTACAATCGAGCCTTTAAAAGAAACAACATTAAGACTGGAACTTATCGGTGATACAGACCTGATTCTCCATAAGAGAAGTCGTTACTACGAACAGGCTGAATGTTGGAAACAGGCGCACGATAAAGGAACAAAAATGCCGGAAATCTATAACCAGTCAAAAAATATTTGGGAGGGCTTGATTACAGGCATTCACTGGGAAAAACCGATTGAATTTCACGATGAAGATATTTCTCTTTACACGCAGGAAGAATGGGAATCATACATGAAAGATAATCGCCCTTGCATTCTTACACAGGCATTTAAGAAAGCATTTACTGAGACATTTATTACGTTCTTCAAGGATTCAACCGGAAAGAAAGGAACAGACATCAAGCGTTCTCTTTCAATGGCAGGCTCTATTTGCCCAGTTACATTTAGTGATGTTGAAGTGGTTAGCAATATCGTTCCTACATCTGGAATCAGTGCAAGTCCGGTTCTTTGCAGTAGCAATGTATTTCATAATTGGAGAACTACTATCGAAGTATCTTGCCCTGATATCGTGTTTCCACACGAAACAGTTTTACAGCTGATCGAGACCAGTGGAAAGTATATCGGAATCGGAACGCAGCGAGCAAATGGAAACGGCAGATACCACATTAATCCAGAAAATGTAACTATTATTTAATAAGAGATTTTCGGTGGTATATGAATCCGGGTGAATGCCCGGAAAACACAGAAGAATATAATACTTTAAAACAACAAAAAATAGAACATTATAAAACATTCATTCTGTTTCATATGCCACTGAGCATATAAATAAAGAAAAGGAGAATTAAAATGGCAGAAAACACACAGGTAGCAAATTTTAACACACAGCTTTCATACTACACAAATCGTTATGTCGATTTAATGGAAAGAGATTTGACTTCAAGAGGAATGGAATTTGATTCCTATTCAAAAGATTGTGTAGTAGCGGCAATGGGATCTATTTTCCAGATGGTGCATGAAAGCGGTGTGAGTTTTGAAGCAATCAACGGTTCTAATCTTAAATTTATCCTGAGTAAAGTCGCAGCATTAAAGCTGAACGCAAATGCACAGCCGAGAGAATGTTATTTCCAGATCAGAAACGTAAACATAGCGGCAAAAGGGCAGAAACCTCAGTGGGAGAAGAAAATCGAATTTGCGATTGAGGGCGACGGAAACGATGCTCTTGTAAGTAGATATGGTGTCAATGTGGCTAAAGTATTTCCATATTGGAAAGTAAGAGAGGGTGACAAGTATATCCCACCAAGACACAGAGGTGTAGAAATCACACCGCCGGAATGGGAAGAATCTGGAATTGGAAAAGTTGTTCGCGTGGTATATCCAATTCAGTACAAAGATGGTCACGTTGAATACCTTTCATGCGAAAGAGCAGACGTACTGAAGAATCTTGCAGCACATATTAAGAAAAATCTTCAGAATGAAACATTCGGTATTTGTGCAGACAGATACAATGCTACAGATGCACAGAAAACTCAGATTGAAGCAAAGAAAAAAGAAATCATGAAAAAGGTTGCTGATATTGGGGAACTGGAAGCAATTATTGATTGTGAGGAATTAAGACCATATATTTCACCGTCTTATTACGAAACGCAGTCGAGAGAATCTATGATTGTTCGTAAAATGCGTAACAACATTATGAAGTCTATTCCTAAGAAATGGGATAATCCGGTACAGGCATATGAATATAACACGATGGACGCTACATACAGGGAAGTACAGGAAGAGATCGAACAGAATGCCAATAAAGAGGAATTCATTCCAGAACCAATGGCAATCGAAGAACAGCCAAAACAGCCAACAGTTGCAGAAGCCGTACAGCCAGCTGAGAAGGAACCAGTTCCGGCAGCAGGTAAAGAACCAGAGATTCCAGATTTTATGAAACAGGAGGAATAAGATATGTCAATAATTCATTCAGTGTTTGAGTCATTGCTTTATATCTCATTCTTACCATTGTTAGGCGCAATAATTTATGCGGTCGCAAAGGATAAGACCCGACCATTGTTCATAGCCTCGGCAGTATCACTTGTTATGAACATTCTTGTTCAACTTACGAGGTGATAGCATGATCGGGACGTTAGAAGAAGTTATGAAAGATATGAAATGTGGAGTATTTGACTTCACAAAGGACGGTAAATGCAGTGGTTGCGGACAATGTTGTAGCAACTACTTGCCAATATCCAGTAAAGAAATTAAAGAAATCAAACGTTACGTAAAGAAGCATCATATCACTGAGCAGAAACATAATTATCCTTCGGTTGTAGCTTTTGACCTTACTTGCCCGTTCCTGGATGATTCCAAAGAAAAAGAAAAATGTCTCATTTATCCAGTGAGACCTGAGATATGCAGAGATTTTGTCTGCAACAATCCGAACGGGGCAATCAAAAACAAGAAACTTATGCATAAGAAGTACGCAGCAGTAGATATGCGAGAAATATTTTTTGGAGGCAACGGGAATGAACAATAAAGAAATTTTACAGAAATCAAAGGAACTGGTTGAACTTCTGGAAAAGCAGGAAGAAACCGGAAAGGTTGAGTTGTCAACGCTGAAACGAGGAGAAGTATTTCAGACCACTGGAAAGCGTAAATACAAGGTTCTGGAACAGTATGGAGATACAACAAAAATTATTTCGCTTGATCTGGTGAAAGAAAATGTAGAGTTTGGTGATACCTCAGATTACAAAACATCAAACGTAAAGAAACTGTGTGACACTGAAATTCTGAAAGACTTCGAAGAAGAATTCGGGGCAGAAAATGTCGAAACACACACAGCAGATATTATCACTGCGGATGGACAGAAATTTGGGACTGTTGATTGTAAAATCCGTCCAATTACATTTGATGAAGCACGAGAATACACAGATATTACACCGAACAATGATCTGAACGACTGGTATTGGACATTATCGCCATGGTCAACGGAAGAACGTGGATGGAAAAAAAGTATTACCGTTGTTTCCCCTTCGGGCGTTATCGTCAACGGCGACTACTATTGCATCAACGTCTATGGTGTTCGCCCAGTTTGTATCTTAAAATCTAATATCTTTGTATCTAAGGTGGAGGAATGATTATGAAGAAAAATCTGAAATATTTTGAGGATGAATTATCCAGATTAAGTAAAGAGTTCGCAGAATTCAAGAAAAAGCACATCGGAAAGCCGGAAATCGGAAAAGCTATTGAACTTGCTGGTATGGAATGGCTGATTCTGGATAAGACAGAAAAAGGATATTTTGCCATTTTGAATGGATTTGATGGAAAAGAAAGAACATTTGATTCAGCTTCAAATAACTGGATTTCAAGTAAACTGAGAAATGAGTTAAACACTCGTTTTCTTAAAAAAATTACGGACGAGCTTGGAGAAGATGCAGTTATTGAGTTTGATCGAGATTTACTTTCTATGGACGGTCAGACAGAATATGCACATTGTAAAGATAAGATTTCGATTTTGACGGTGGATGAATACCGAAAATACAGAAAAATCCTTCCAAATATGGATAAATGGTGGTGGCTGCTTACTCCATGGAGTACACCAGCAAATGATTACAGTACAACAATGACTATTGTTTCCCCTTCGGGCAATTTCATCAGCTACGGTTGCGACTGCGAAAGTGGTGTTCGCCCAGTTTGCATCTTTTCTTCTTCAATCTTTGAATCAGGAAATGATGATTGATGGCGAATGAAGATTTAAAGGTAATAGCAAAATCCAAGCAACTTGCAAAGCATACATTAATAGTTACGAGTAATGCCAGACGATACCCGAAGAAATACAGGTTTTCACTTGTAGATAAAATGCAAAATAAAGCATTGGAAATTTATGAGTCACTATTTGAAGCCAACCGAACTGATCTGAAAGATTATAAAAGAGAACGATTAGAACTTCAAACAAAAGCCATTACTCATTGTGATGAGTTGATGTACTTTATAGAACTTTCATATGAATTAGGAATTATCAATTCCGGTGGAATGGAAGCATGGTCGCAAATGGTAAAAGATATAAAGTATATGACTATTTCATGGAGAACAAAAGACAGGAAAAGATAATTTTCACAGGTTATGCACTGCGAATACTATTGTTTCCCCTTCGGGCAATATCAACAACAACAATTACAACAACGAAAATGGTGTTCGCCCAACCTGCATCACAGGCAGACAGAGTAAGCGTAAAGCTGAAATCAGTAAAGATACAAGCAAATGCATAACCTTTCCGCAACGGATAAATACAAAGGAACAAAATAAATGGAAAAAGAAATTGTTACAAATTTTGAAAATTTATATCGTTCTTACAAGAAGGTTAAGAGCGGTAAGAAATTTAATTCAGGTACTGCAAGATTTTCTAATTTGTCTCTTGAAGGCATTCATCTCTTGAAGGAACAATTGGAAAGCCAAACGTATACCATAAATCCGTATAATAAATTTCAAATTCATGAGCCAAAAGAGCGCACGATAGAATCATGTGCATTTAAGGACAAAGTAGTGCAGAGATGCTTTTCTGATTACATTCTGACACCGAAACTTGAAAATATCCTGATTAAATGGAACACTGCCGGACAGCAAGGAAAAGGACAACACATGGCAATGGACGGGTTAAGAAATCAAATGTTGGATTTCTATAAAAGAAATGGAATGAATAGTTGGATTGTAAAATGTGATATTCACAAATACTTTTATTGCATAGACCATGAAATCATGAAAGATGTTTTGGATTATTACTTTGATGATGATTTTACAGTCTGGTTGAACCATTTGTTTATTGACAGTACAGGTAATCCCGGGCTTCCATTAGGAAATCAGGTAAATCAAAAGTACGCATTGTTGCTTTTACATTCACTGGATCAGATGATAACGATTGAATTTGGAAATCCATATTACGGACGATACAACGATGATTTTTATGTGATTTGTAAAACGAAAGAAGATGCCAGAGAAATTCTTGAGGCAATCCAAAAGATGGTTGAAAGCCTTGGATTGGAGCTAAACCCTAAATCACAAATTGTACCATTTCGCATGGGCTTGTGTTATCTGGGCTTTCATCATTACGTAACTGATGAAGGAAAATATATCAGAAAATTGCGTGGTGATAAGAAAAGAAAAACACAGAGAAAAATCCGAAGATGGGTACGGGCAGTGAATGACGGGAAGATGTCGATAGAAAAATTCCATGAAAAATACGGAGCATGCCAAAATCATATGCTTCATGGAAATTGTATCAAATTATGCCATAGTATGGATTCGGAAATTAAAAGGAGGATAAAATGAGATTAATTAGTCAGAATGGAGAAATTGACGTTCCTTATGAAATCACTTCATTAAGTAGAACCGGAAATATCATAAGAGCATACGTGCCGATGGTAGGTGAAAAGGGAACAGTTATGGCTCGTTATTTGACAAAAGAAAAAGCCAAAAAAGCTATGAAAGCGTTGCATAAAGTGTATGCAGGAATGTTTCTTGCGCAAAACGTTGAAATGAGCGATGACGATTACGAGGAATGCATAAAAATGGCTGCAAGAGGTTTTGGAATCATCAAAATAATGGTTAACAGCCCAGATATGAAATTCGAACCGGCAAACATTGTGTTTAGATTCCCGGAGGATGATGAAGTATGAAGAGAGTAGACAGTAAAAAGGACTGGGAACAGATAATAACCATTGAACTTACGTTGAGGGAACTCAAATTAATACGAGACAGCATGTGCAAAGTAAGTTATGCGGAGTTAGAGAGTCTAAATAGAGGGAAGGACATACCATATGCCTATTCCGATTTAGAGAAAACCATAGATGAAGTTGAAAATATCTTAGAAGCATAAATGCAATGTACAGAAAGCGAGGTGATGTCATTTGTTCATGCGAGTAATTTCAACAGGTAGTACCAAAGGAAATTGTTACGCTTTGCAGTCAAGTGCAGACGAGATTGTTCTTCTTGACTGCGGGTGCAACTACAAGAAAATCCTCAGAGGGATTGACTATTGGATAAGCAATATTGATGCAGTACTTCTTTCTCATGAACACGGGTGACCATACAAAGTCATTCAAGGAAATAATGAATGCAGGCATTCAGATTTACACCAATGACGAGACAGTTGAGAACATGAACATCCGAACAGGCGAATTAATGAAAGGTGTTCCAGAAAGGCATCCATTTAGAGTTGGTTCGTTTAACGTGATTCCATTTGAATTGCCGCATACAACATACGATAAGGAAGCAAATCAGCTTGTACCTTGCTCGAACTACGGATATCTGGTGGAGCACAATGAAATGGGGAAGCTTCTGTATATTACTGATTTTGAGTACAGTAAATATAATTTCCAGAAAATGAACATACATCATCTGGTAATTGAATGCAACTACTGTGAAGAATTGGTGGACAAAACAGAAGCTAACTACAGTCATAGATTAAAAGGACATTGCTCTTTGTCAACTTGCAAGCAATTCATTAGGCAAAACCGCACAGAATCGCTCCGAACAGTGACATTGGTACATTTGAGTGGGCAGGCATCTGATGCCCGTAAAATACAAAAAGAAATACAGGAAGTCGCAGGAGACAATGTTCTAGTTCAGATTGGACGGGCTGGACTGGAAGTTGATTTGAATTTATGCCCGTTTTGAAAGGAGAAAAAATGGAAATTGATAAATCAAAATTAAAGTTGGGAATTTGGTATGAGGATGAAAACGGAAATTTAATTAAGCCAGAAGATGATTTGGCATGTGAAGCACCAGAAGGAGCGAGAACGTACCATTCCTGCTTTCCGTTACAAATAACAGAACACGTTTATGTAGTGCATGGCAAAGCTGAGAAAGAAGCGTGCAAGCACAAACGGAAATATTGGAAAAAGGATACAGGTCTGATAAGGGGATTAAAAGGCCATATATGCACTAATTGTGGGTGTAGCCAAACAAGAAAGTGGTGGCAGCCATGGGGAAGAAAATGGGATTACGGAACGGATACTACACCACTTATTGACTTTCATACAAGTATTGGAGGTGGAAATCAAGATGTCATAATGGCAATGGTAAACAGCGGAGATTATACATTACAGGAAGCACTTGTTGTTTTTTCTACGGCCTGCGAAAGATGTATGAATGTGCTTGCATACAAGTATTTGAACGGAGCAGATGGGTACGAAGAATATTCAGATGAGTGGAAAAAATGCAATACTGAATGCGATTTTTGCAAGAATAGTTAAATTGAGATTCACGAACCATACAGGGAGGAAACAAAATGAAACAGTGGACAGAAGAAGAACTTATTAACGACGGAAACAGATTAAGAAATGCTGAAATTACAAATGTATCATTGAATTTTAAAGATCACGGAGTACTCACCCTTGACCTCGCTCTTTCTGGCGGTGGCTGGAGCGTTGTATTCGGAGGATATGTTTTAGGACATGGTTACCTTGGCTCGGAAAACTTTAAAGGTTCAAAGGCAGGGCTTGAAGCGATTATGAGAATCATGGACGTTGTTGGCGTAGATGACCTGATAGAAATGAAAGGAAAGCATGTTAGAGTTGCTACGAAAGGGCTTGGACATTCAGTGAAAATTATTGGAAATTTCATTAAAGATGAATGGTTTGATTACGAAAGTTTCTTCGAGGATGAGAAACCACCATTTGTGGAGGATTAAGCATGGTATCAGCAAATTTAAAAGACTGGAAAGAAGTCACCAAAGGCATTTACAGATATGTGATCTCTGCAAATGCGGCATACGAAATCCATATTAATTATTGGAATATGGAAACAGATATTTTAAGTGCGAATGCAAGTCTGTACATTGTTGGTGATTGGCGTTCGAGAGATGGAAAAAACACAAGAGAAAGAGAGTGCTTACTTGAATCTGCGCCTGTCATGGCTTGCTTAGCCAAAGCAGAAGAAGATAATATTGAAAATAATGTCGAATCTTAGAGGAGATAAGCCATGAACGAATTAACTGATTGTAGCAAATGTAGATTCCGTAATTGCTGTACGTTAGCATGGGATTACGGCTCGCTTTACTGTAACGATTATGAGGAGGAAGATAGATGAAAATTTTCTTAAAAGTGCTGGAAAAGTTAAAGAAAAAACAGTCTTCAAGCAAAATTACAGACGCATATCTCGGATGTCAATACGATAATGGCTGGAATGATGCAATCGAAAAGGTTGAGAAACTGATTTCAACGATTTCTAAGGAGAATAAGGATGAATAAAGTAATTTTGATCGGACGTTTGGTAAAAGACCCAGACATCCGAATGGGAACAAACAATACAACGATTGCTAGATATACACTTGCAGTTGAGAGACAGTATCGCAAAAATAATGAACGCACATCAGACTTCATAAATTGTGTTGCGCTTGGAAAAAATGGTGAGTTTGCCGAAAAGTACTTGCATAAAGGCATGAAAATTGCGATTGTCGGCTCATGGCAGACTGGAAATTACACTGACAAGGACGGTAAGAAAGTTTACACAAATGATTGCCTTGTTGCATCTCAAGGATTTGCGGAAAGCAAGAAGAACCAGCCAGAAGAACAGTCGCAGCCACCAGTTCCAAGTCCAGAACAGGACACAAGTGGATTCATGGATATGCCGTCAATTATGGATGACGAACTTCCGTTTAATTAAGGAGTGATGCCTAGTGGATTATAAAAAATTTCGTCAGGCCAAGGCTATCGAAGTGAGTAACAAGAAAAGGCTTTTAAAAGTTAATCCGGATTTAGATAACAAAAGCGGTATTTATTTCTTAACCAGAGTAGATGAAAACGGAATCCCATTCTTTTATATCGGGCAAGCAGTACATATAATTCAGAGGATGTGTTCACATCTCACTGGATATCAGCACATTGACTTGTCCATAAAGAAAAGAGGATTCTACAGTGAAGATAATCCTTTTGGATGGAAAATTAATTTCATTCATTATCCGGTAGAACAGCTTGATAAAATGGAGCAGTTCTGGATTCTGGAATATACAAAGAAAGGTTATCAATGCAGATACAACAAGACATCTGGAAGCCAAGGCGAGGGGAAAGAAAAGATTAATGAATTCAAACCAGCTAAAGGCTATAGAGATGGAATCAAGCAAGGAAAAACAACCCTTGCAAGAGAATTAAAGCATATCATTGATACTCACTTAGAAGTATCAATCAAACCGGAAAAATCAAACAACAAGGTGTCTATAAAGGCACTTGAGAAATTCAATAATCTTCTTGATGAAGAATCTTACAAATGATAAAGCTGCCGGTTCTGGCAGACAAAATCCCAAATAATTACAACTAAATATGCGCACGCCCTCTGGGTTTGGACTGATTCATGCAACTTCCTTGGCATATGAGCGCGATCTGAACCCAGAGGTTAAAAGAAATGAGGTAACTATGGTAAGTAAATATAACGCCGAAAGAAAGTATCTCGAGGGATAAGAGAACAGAAAAGAAATTTATCTGTTTCTTATCAGATATTTTACAAAATATGGATACGCGCCGTCATTTAAAGAAATTGCCGAAAGCCTTGGCATATCAAAAGCAACTGTACAACGACATATGAGACAACTTGAACTTGATGGATTGATTGCTACTGCGCATCCGAATACTCCGCGAGCGTTCCGCCTTGTTGGATATGAATATCAAAAGGTGGCAGAAGTATGAGAATATACAGTGTTTTCGAGAATGAACAATGGATTGGCGATATGACCGCTGATGATATTTCACAAATGCTGAAATGCTCCAGACAAGAAGTTTTGAATGCGGTTTCATCCGCAAGACTGATTAATGAAAAATACGCAGTTGTCTATGATGGTGATAACACCGTGACCGGAACCACACCATTAGACAGGAAACTTCTGAAAGAATTTGTTCTAATCACAAACCAGTTGAAAGGGATGATGGGAGTATGAACAGGGCAGAGAGAAGAAGACAGCAGAAAGCGGCTGAAAAGTCACGGAATCCAATTCCATACAATTTTAGTAATTACAGTTTGGAACAGATTTCCAAAACGACAGGCGCAAGAGTTGAAACACTAAAACTGTACTTGAAGCAACGTGAAGATGAAATGCGCAAGGAAATATCGGAAGAACTTATTTCAGAATCACAAGAAAAGCTATGGAAAGCAGAGGATTATATCGCAGTTGCAAATGTTCTTATCAGTTTGTTTGCAATTAAGAAAACATGGGGATTTACAAAATCCAATCAGAGATTCTTAGAAAACCTAAACTCTGCCAAAGAACACATTGAAGAAGTTGGAATTGAAAAAGCATACCAGGAAGCAAAAGAAACAATGGGAATTAAACTTGAATTTGATTCTATAAATATAAATAAAGAATTTGGATTTGGAGAAAGAGAGGACTAATCATGACAGAGAATTGCAATGAATGCAGCATTGCGTGGATTCGCGGTGGTGAGTACGCAGAAGTGTCAGCACATAACGGCAGTAAAATGAAAGGAAGAGTTCTGAAGCTTGCAGAACAGCATCCAGAAGATGTGAAGATTCTGACCACAAACAAAGACGGTTCTATATTTGCTCATGTCCCAGTTAAGTACGTGAAATTACGAGCACCAAGAGAATTAACAGAAGAACAGAGAGCGGAACTGGTGGAACGTGGCAAGAATATGTCGAGAAATAAATCAATTGATTACGAAGAAACGTCAGATTTCGATTCTGATGATGATAACGAGGAAATGTTCACGTTTTAATGAAAGGCGGTTTTAGATAAAAATGAGCAAAGTAAAATCTTATGGTTTAAAAGCCTACGTATCCAATGCATTTGATTTGCATGTTGGAAAAAGAATTAAATACTCAGAAAGTGGTGAGGACGGAATAGAACATATATACGAAGTAAAACAGTTGTTTCCGTTTTGCATTTTATTGGAAGATATTTTTGATCACACAAAGATTTGCCCTTGTTACAGTAAATTAAGCATGATGATAAGAGGGATTGAATAAGAATCTGGTTAAGAAGATGGGAGTATAAAATCATGTACTAACTGCGTAATAGTGCACTTACTTACATGGCGAAAGGAAAATGAGAATGAAGCAGAAAACACCGGAACAGGAATTAGAACTGTTAAGAATAAACCTATTACATGAGCGTGCTATCTGGGAGCACATAAACGAAAATGGCTGTAATGATCCGTTTTGGGCGGATGGATGTAATATGAATCTAACCAGAAATCATATTCTTTCATACAGAAATGAGATTGCAAATTGTTGCGAGGAACATAATCTTCCACTTCCAGAAGAATACTTTCTAAAAGTACCGCCAGAAGTTGACGATGATTATATGGCGAACTTTAACCAGAAAGCCCGTGTAGATAGATTGAAACAGCAGGGCGATACATTAAGCCGGAAGAAAAAGAAGTTTATTGATGATGGACAGATGGAGTTTTGTTGATTAACCATGTAGTTGCTTACATAGGGAAAGTGAGGATGGGAAATGAAATTTAAAAGTAACGCCAAGTATGGCGAAGAACCTAAAACTGGAAGTATTTTCGCCTTGGAATACAATTCTTTAAAAATCGTTATTCACAAATACGTTGGCTATGGAGATACGCTGTTCCTTAACTGTAACACATTGGGTATTTTCAACTACAATCTCAGAACAGAGGATTTTAACGAAGCTGTCAGCAAAGCAAAAGAAGTTGTCATACGTAAAGTTAAGAAAATCAGAGAGGATTCATACAGATTCTGTTCAGACAACAATATTGAATTTGACAGATATTAGGAGGGCAAAAAATGAGCTACTGTGACGGAACTTGTAAGTATCTGAATAAAAGAAAACACAAATGCGAATTGACAGGAGAAAAACTCGCATACATGAAACAGAGTTGTGGAAATCGAGTATTCAGTGCATGAACACAGAGGATTCTGTGAGAAAGATAAGGAGGACGCAAAATGTTAATCAGAAGTCAGAATAAGATATCTCTGGTAAAGTTTGAGAATATTGTTATAAACATCAACAATATCAATGGCAAAGAAATCATTTGTTGGAGTCAGATGAATCCAGGAGAAGATGAATATATTTCATTGGGTCATTATTCCACCAAAGTAAAAGCCATGAAAGTACTGGATATGATTCAGGAAGCCTATGAAGAATACAAAATTACTTGTACTTTTTTGACAGGATTTACAGGACATCGAACAATTGTAGAATCAAACGATATTCACGTCAATGGTTCCGAAGAACTTATAAAAAATTTTAAAAAGAATATGGTCTTTCAGATACCAGAGGATTCGGAGGTGGAAGTATGAAGTACAGAAAGAAGCCGGTTGTAATTGATGCAGTACAGTGGACTGGTACAAATCATCGAGAAATGTTCGATTTTCTGACGGACTATCAGTGTACAGACCAGTACATGTCGGCAGAAGGTAAGAATTTCTATATTGACCATTGGAAGGTTCCGGGTGGATTGGTTATTAGGACATTAGAGGGCGAACATCTGGCAAATATTGGTGATTATATCATCCGAGGTGTACACGGTGAATTTTATCCGTGTAAGCCAGATATATTCAAAAAGACTTACGAGGAGGTGGAAGTATGAGCCATATCAAAGACAGATTATCGGATTATCATGATTTCATGAAGAAACTTGTGGATGACCACCAGATGGTTTTAGCAAGTGATGTTCTGGAAATGATAGAACAGCTTAAGGATGATCTGGAACAGGACGAGAAAGAAAATGGTTGGATTCCAGTCAGTGAGAGGATGCCGGAAGAACACGATTCCATATTTGCAAAGTTTAAAGGAACGGATAACTGGAAAAGAGGAATGTTCGAAAAAACATCTAAATATGTGATTGCTACAGTTGTATTTGACGATGGAGCAGTATTGGTAGAGCAGGCACATACTACTGATGGAATTTGGAGAACGGATAAAAAAGTTTTAGGCGGAACAGTAGTTGCATGGATGGACTATCCAGAACCATATAAGGAGGACGAGCCATGATTACATTCTTGTTAGGGCTTACACTTGGAGTCATAGTCGGAGTGGTTGGCCTTGTATGTGTGGCGATCATGTACGATAAGCACCACTCAGACGATTAGAAAGGAGAACGGTATGCTGACAAGGAATAAAAAGCTGAAAGACTACGGTATTCCAGCAGAGGACATTGAAAAACTGAATACGATGCTGAAAGACTTCCCGGCAGAGTATGGATACCTGCTTTCCAGTGCTGCCTTGTCAGCCTGCCCGAAGAACACGGTGATAGCGGATATGGTTATTGAAAATATCTTACACCGGAAAAGCTACAGGAAAATCAGCAAAGAAAGATATATCCCGATGAATCCGAAGGACTTTTACGGATACAGGCGCAAGACCGTCGCTGTACTGTATGAGAGAATGTGGTTGCTGGGAGTGTGGGAGGAAAAATAAATGAAAGAATATAAATGTCCAAAGCAGAAACACGTAGACGATGCTAATAGCAAACAAGACGATATTGCAAGCATCATTTATAGCACTCTCGATCATATGTATTGCGATAATTGCAGATTCAATAGCGAAATTAAAGAAAGTGATAATGGTGAATGGAACTGTGATGAATGCCACAGAAAATATAATGGATGGGGAATTTCCATGCAGGAAAGTAATAAAATCGCAAAAGAAATTTTAAAACAGTTAGGAGAATAGAATATGAGCAGACTGATTGATGCAGACAAAATAATTGACTCTCTTGGAAATTCGGATATGGATTTTGCAATAGGTGCAGTTATTGACGAACAGCCGACAGCTTTTGATGTGGACAAGGTTATGGAGCAATTGAAAAGAGATAAATTTATCGAATCCGAATGTATCTTATCTGATGTACATCAAGGATACAATGCTGGACTGAACAGAGCAATAGAAATTATAAAAGGTGGTGGAGTTGAATGAGTAAAGGCAAGGACATTTCAACCATGTTTACAAAAGAAGAAAATAAAAAGAATGGAAGACTCGGATATGGACTGGCTATCAGAGAAAAGGAAGATGTTATCAGTCCGTCACAGTATGGAGCGTTCTTGCAGAAAAGAGGTAGGAGAAAATGAGTAAATCAGTATTAGTGATAAATACGCCAAAATATTGTGCTTTATGCGTTTTACGCAGTGGAGTGCTTCACCCGTTCTGTAGAGTAAACAATAGAGATATTACAGATTTGAGTATTAGACCTGATTGGTGTCCACTGAAGCCATTACCGGAGAAAAAAGAGTATATCGTTCCGACTAATAATGTAGAATCACAAAAAGATATTATTGCGGTTGGTTGGAATGCTTGCTTGAGAGAGATTACAGGAGAGCCATGAAAAAGCTGAGTTGTGAACACATGACTTCGTATAGGAGGTAGAATATGAGTTTTACTATAACATTCCCAGTAGATATTGGAACATTTGTAATTACAGATACAAATGTTGATTTAAATAATCCGAAGAATTTAAAAGGAAACTTAGGAAGTATAGCATGTTATCAATGTGTTGATGACAAAGAAGATGATTTTATTGTTATGGTATCTGGATATAAAGATTCTTGGTGTGGTGAATATTTGCTCAGTAAATTAAAAATTGCTACAGACAAACAAGTTAAAGAATACGAAACGGTAATGGGGATAAGACAATATTAACGAAATTACAGGAGAGGTGAAATAATCATGTGGTTTTTGTGTCAAGATCCGTGCAAAACGTTGGAGGAAGCACGGAAAAGAGCAATGGAAATTGGACGAGAGAATTTTGATTCAATCCATAAAGAGTGTTACGGTTTATTTTTTAAAAGAACAGTATATGTGGTTCTCTGGTGGAAATGGATTGAGAAAGGAGAGGTAAATGGCAAGAAATAGGTATCCAGGAACTTGTTATTGTTGCGGTAAAAAAGTTCCAACAGGTTATGGACATTTCGAAAGATATAAAGGTGGTTGGAGAATCAAATGCGTAAAATGCGCAAGTGGTAGAGTTGTCAGAGATTCTGATAAAGAGGTAAAGCGAGCAATAAGATTAAGGGAGGAAAAATATGATTGATTTAACAGGAAAAAGTGTATTTGTAAGAACGCAGGAAGAATATTTGAGTGTTTTGAAAATGGCGAGGCTTCAGGGATTCACATGGGAGAGAGGAAGCCATTTAAACCCTATTGAAATTCCACTTCCAAACATGTTGAATTTTTACAGCAGCAAGATTGCTACTTACAGAAACGGTGAAAAAAAGACATTGTATGAAGCATCCGAAATTGTCAAAGATGAAGAAAAAATCAAGGACGCAGTAAACCTTGTCAGAACATTCGCTAAATACCCAGGCAGAACAGCATTGACGGACTCATTTATTGAGTCCTTGAAGCTACTTGCAGATACTGTAGAAAGTCAGATGGAAGAGGTGAAGTAGATGGAGAGATTAACAAAATGGGAAGATGGTAGTATCACATATAACGAAAAACGAGAGCTTGAGTGTGGTGAATATTGCGATAGCTGCTCACAGGGCGCAGGAAATTGCAAAACAGTAGAAAATATGATTAAAAAGCTTGCCACTTATGAAGACTTAGAAGAACAGGGCTTGCTTGTGAGATTGCCAGTTAAAATCGGTGATGATATTTATAAGATTCCGAGCAAAGCGAATTACGATTTAAATGTTCTGAATGGATATAAAGCAAATAGCAGAGTGTATCATCAAAAAGTTTACAGCATTGTATTTTCACAAAGTGGTTGGTTTGTACAGTGTGATAAAGACAGTATTTATGCCCCAAACGTTATTTGCGTTGACGTAGAATACGGGAAAACATGGTTCCTCACTCGCGAAGAAGCTGAGAAGAAGCTGGAGGAACTCAAAAATGAAATTTAAAGAATTTGAAAACTGGTGCAATGAAAGAGCCTGTGATGGATGTTGGGGAATGCTAGAAGCAATGGTGTGTATTGATTTAATAAATGAGGTTATGAAAATCCAATTTTGGAAAAGAGAAAAAATCTGGAAAGAAAATTATGAGCAACAGGTATTGGAAGAGATTATTAATCCGATAGAGAAGAAGTTGGAGGAGATTCAAAATGCCGAAAATGCCTAATCCAATGAAATATGATAAGATTCCCGAAATGTGTGGAACATGTATTTATCGCAAATGGGTTCATGAGTTTCTGGATTATGTGTGCATGAATCCAGACCCAGAATTACATGGAAGAGTAGTTGATTTCAATGATTATTGCGGAGAATGGGAGAACCAACATGAAGCCAGAAGAAGCAAGAGACATCCTTTCTGATATGAGAGATCAGCATTTGCAGTTCGTTGACGGAACCGAAAATACTGGGACATGGGGCGAAAAATTTTTAAAAGAAGCATGGGCGTGCGATTTAGGGGCAAAGTCATTGGAAAAACAGATTCCAAGGAAGCCAATTGATAAAACAAAACCAGATGATACCGCAAGCCTTGCTTATGAAAATTGTAATATTATTGTTTGTCCAACCTGCGGCGGACGGTTGAAACTGAAATCAAAAGGGAAATATTGCGATAAGTGCGGACAGAAATTAGATTGGAGTGGGGAAAATGGAAAATAAAGCATACTATGATGATTGCGATAAACGCAAAGAAGCAAATAAAGAGGTGAGATGATTGACTCAGAAACGAATGTTTACCATGAAAATTGTTGACAGTGATGCGTTCTTAGATATGCCTGCAACAACGCAATGCTTATATTTTCACTTGAATATGAGGGCTGACGATGATGGATTCATTGGAAATCCAAAAAGGATAATGAAAATCACAGGAGCAAGTGAAGACGACCTGCGATTATTGATTGCAAAAAGGTTCGTTCTTACGTTTGAAGACGGTGTGATAGTAATCAAGCACTGGCGAATGCATAACACATTGTCAAGAGATAGATACACGGAAACTTCATATATTGACGAAAAGAGGATGTTGCTTTTAAAAGAGAATGGAAGCTATTCATTAGCAAGCGGAAATGTTATTGACGATACCAAATTAATAGAGCGTTCAAACCGTCAGACGCACAATAGACGCAACAAAGACGCAACAAAGACGCACGCAGAGAAAGATATAGGTTTAGATAAAGATATAGATATAGATAAAGAGAAAGATAATAAATTAATAGTATCTAAAGATACTATTTGTCAGACTGATGTCCGACGCGTCATCGAAGAATGGAACAAATTACAGGAAGTTGGCATCAATCCAATACGCGATATTAAACCATCATCAAAAAGATGTCAGTTACTCAAAGGGCGAATCCGTGAATACGGAATTGATGAAGTCCTTAGTGCAATCAACAACGTTCGCTACAGTGATTTTCTGCGAGGAGAGAATAACCGCGGATGGATGATAACATTTGACTGGTTCGTAAAGCCGAATAATTTTACAAAAGTTTTGGAAGGAAACTACAATGTTATAAAAGGAGGCGACATCAAGCATGGAACCGGTAGAACAGCTCAAGCGCATGTCAAACCGCTTATCCCATTCGATCAATGCGGAGGAAGCAAAATCTCAGATACTCCATTTGCAGACTGATTGTCCTGATTGTAGTGGTTCTGGTTGGATATGGTCAAGGGACGATAATGGCGTTCCATATTGTGAAGAATGCCATTGCGGAATCAGAAAGAAGATGATCTTACAGAACCAGCTGCAATTTGCTGAAATGCCGGATATGTACAAAGAATGCAGATTTTCAAATATGAAAAGCAGCGTGTATCAACTTCCAGAAAGTAAGGAAATGTTCATACAGGCGGCAAAAGCTGTTAAATATTGGCTCGAAAATATCCAACAGATGCAGAAACAGGGAATTGGGCTGTACATATATTCAAATACTAAAGGTTCTGGAAAGACAAGGCTTGTATGTAGCATGGCAAATGAGATGATAGAAAAACATCAGAAATCGGTAAAATTCACAACATCCCTAAAAATTCTTGATGAGATAAAGTCAACATGGGGAGAACGAGGAAAAAACGCAGAGAATAAGCTGATTAGTGATTTGACTTACGCGGATATTTTGATTATTGACGATTTTGGTGCGGAATCTGGGAAAGATTGGATTAATGAAAAATTCTACGGAATCATCAATGGTCGGTATGTGGACAAGAAAACCACAATTTTCACCAGTAATTATCCTATTTCCCGATTGAAATATGATGACCGCATTACAAACAGAATTTTAGAGCGATCATTGGAAATCCCCTTTCCTGAAGAATCAGTCAGGGAACACATAGCGGATGCAATGAAACAGGAACTTATCAAAAAGATTCAAGGCGGTGAAAATGGAAAACAAGCGTAAACCGTGGAGAAAATTGACGCCACAAGAAATTCAGAATTTGACTAATCGTCAATGCACAGACTGCAAGTTCTATCCGAAATCAAACGGCACATCAGGGAAAATGCAACCGTGCGATTATATTTTTATGGTCGGCCATAGTCGAGGATGTGACCCAAGAGATTGCGTAAAAGAAGGCAAATTTGAATATGCAGCAACAAAGAAAAGGAGAAAAGCATGGAGGGCAAAGACGAAAAGTTAGATATCACGCCAGAACTGGTGCTTATATGTAGGAAAGTAATACGACAATACGCAAAGCAAATTGGTAGGCATGATTGCCACAAATGCGTCATATATGCAGAATGCGAGCATGACTTTGTCAGATGCCCGGAATTATGGAAGGACATCAGCCTATGAGAAGAATCAGCGAAATGTACAAGCGTTCGGGCGGTACGAACTATGAACATCAATGCTTTGAATGTAGGATGTTTAAAAACGTTAAAAGATGCAAATGCTTAAATTACGAACTGGATGCTGACTGGAATCCGAATTGGACAGCCTGCAAATTTTTTACAAAAGATGAAATAGAAGAAATACAAGGACAGATGAATATTTTTGATTTTGTGAAATGAGAGGTGAGCATATGGCAATTGTTACGATTGATGGAAAAGAAATTGACATCGAACAAATTGAACTGCCAGAAGAAATTATTAAAATCATAATTGAATGCTTAGGTTGACCGCAAAAATATTGTAGTGTAAAATGTGTCGTAACATGATATGTGCGGCACATTTCTACACAAAGGAGGAATAGTCATGGAATGTGTTGCGTATTTGCGTGTATCAACAGAAAAACAGGCCGAAGAGGGAAATGGATTAGACAGTCAGAAAAGAGATATTGAAAATTATTGTAGAAAAAATCAATTGATTATATCTGATTGGTACGAGGATGACGGCTTCACAGGTTCGAATATGAATCGTCCAGCATTGCAACGCTTAATTAATGATTGCTCAAAGAAAAAATTAAAATGTGTTGTAGCGTTTAAACTAGATCGATTATCAAGAAGCATGGTCGATGGAATATACTTAATTGAACGTGTATTCATACCTAATGGGGTGGATTTTAGATGCGTGCATGATAGTGTAAGCTACGACAGCCCAATGGAGCAAGCATACACTCAGATGATGGCAGTGTTTGCGCAACTTGACAAAAATACTATGTTGCTTAGAATGCGTGGCGGTATGCTGGAGAGAGTGAAACAGGGATATTGGATGGGAGGTGGCAACACTCCTTATTGCTATAGATATAGCAAAGAAGACGGAATCTTAGTTCCCATACCAGAACGCAAAGAAATGGCTTTGCGAGCTATGAATTTGTATATATCCGGTTATTCTGATGTTCGAATACAGAAATTGATAGGATTTAAAAGCGAGTTTGTTACACGACAGGTTCTTACCAGTCCTGTAAATATTGGCATGATTCCGTATAAAGGGAAACTATATAAGGGAAGACATGAACCAATTTTCGATATTAAAGTATTCGAATTAGCCCAGGAATTAAGAAAAACTCGTAAGCAAAGTAAAAGCTTCTGTGTTAATCACGAGAATCAGCTCTTGACGGGGCTGTGCTATTGCGGAGTGTGCGGGTGCAAGATGAGATATCAGAAGTGGACTCATGGAAAGCATAAAATTTATTGCTATTCAAGGGATAACGGCATGTCGTACTTACCAAATTATAATCCGAATTGCAACAATTCGCTTGAGTGGGCAGAAGATATTGAAAAGCAGGTTGAAGATAAGATTTTAAAGATTTCCCTCAATTTATCATCGCATAAGCCAAAAGAAAGAGAAAGCTGTCTGGACATTTTGAGTAAACAACTCCAAAAAGAGAAAACGAAGCTAAAACGTCTGTATACTCTTTATGCTGAGGGAAATGATACGGTTCTGGAGATGATAAAAGAAACGGAATCCGGTATAGATGAACTAAAACTAAAAATACAGAACGAGATGAAGAACCCGGATAACTCACAGAAGAAAGAATTTGTATACGATAATATAAAAAAGCTTGCCGATGTGTGGGAACACATTGACAAGCAAAACAAAAACCGTATATTAAAAACTATAATATCAAAAATAATTATAGTCAATGGAAATATTGAAATACAGTTAAAGAAATTTTAGCACAAACTATATGCCATAGGAGTCGCATTATGTAAGTGCTAATAATAAATGCGCCGTACATATCATGTAAATTGACATAAAATAGAATATTTGATAGTATATATTGTATACTAACGATGACACCGATCTGAGAATGAGGATTCTGTGTCTTTTTTTATTTTCTGGAGGAATTTTCATGATTGCACAGGGAATCAGCCATACTGCATACGATACCATGAAAGAATATATGCTCACAGGAGCCGAACTGGACGGCAAATACCAAATTCCAATGATGGACAGGTATGTGGACGAAATACCACAAGACACAGTGGATTTTAAAGACAGTTTCAGCCGAAAGATAAAGAATCATCGAGAATTAAGCATCAACTTTTATATCCATGACTGCGAATTTGAAAAGCTATGGAATAATCCAGATAGATACCTGGAACACTTGAAATGTTTCAAGAGCGTGATCGCACCAGACTTTTCAATGGCAGTCGGTGAAAATGGTATGCCATTTGCTATGAATATCTGGAACAAATACAGAAATCATGCCATGGCTCATTATCTCAGTATGAACGAGATAAAGGTGATTCCTAACGTGAGCATACCTCCAGAGTATTGCTATGACTGGGCTTTTGATGGTGTGCCAAAAAGAAGCACCGTAGCATGTTGCACCAATGGAAGAATTAAATCCAGAGCATCCAGAGAAGAATTCTGTATAGGCTTTAAAGAAATGGAAAGGCGCATAGAGCCGCTCCGAGTTATCGTTGTAGGGAAAATACCACCTGAACTCAATACGGACGTGGAAATCATCAATTTCAAGACCAGAAGTCAGAAGATCAAGGATAAGGAGGGAAAATATGGGGTATAGTACTGGAAACTCATTGAGAAAGAAATCGAAGACCAAAAAACAGGAAGAACGAGAACAGAGGATGAAAAGTGGAACCGCAATAAAGAAGAAAAGAAGCACTGGTAAAGTAGATCATCTAAATAAATTGAAATAATTTTACATTTTCCACAGTCCCAAAATAGATGCTATAAAAATATTTGTACAAAATTACAAATAAATAAAAATTATAAAATGACCCGTATCCATGGAAAAATGATTTTTTTCGTTCAAAATCCATGCTTCGGGTCTTTTTGAATGTCTGTGAAAATTAGCACTCGTGAGGCTTCATAGTAAAGTGATGATGCATCAAGGAATATACATGCGGCAAAGTATGCCGTCATCCGATACCAAAAATCAAAAGCTAATTAGAATGTTAACCAATCAGAAGGCAAGGACACCAACGCATATATTATATGCGACGATGCGCACGATCATACTAGGAACATTGTAATTGATTACATAATTGCATCTAAAATCAATTCAAACGGCATAAGCCTATACTTTATCAGGTGACAATATAAAACGACTTAAAAGTCAAAATACAGCGTTACAGCACGAACGGGAATATAAACACACATATAAATATATCTAGCAAGCCCGTAAACGTGCCTAAAATCAATTTTACATTTACAGTCGATAAAATGCACATGTAAGCATATAAACGGCTGTAAAACTCAAATAAACGCTTGCAAGAATAATAAACCGGCAAGAACTGCATGAACTGGACAGACTGCCAGAAAATCAGCGTGTAAAAATGGTTCACAAATAAGACCGCCCGAAGCGATCCGGAATAGATGCAGCCATAGACCTGGACAGAATCCAAGCTGGCAGTTATCCACATTGACATATATAACCATAATACGCCCGTTATATTTTGCCGTCAATCCTTTTAATTGATTGCGTAAAATTTCCTAGAAATGATTTTATAGCCGTATGCGGTAAAATGTACCATGAAGCAATTAAAAGCCGTTAAAAGGCAAATATAACAAAGTAGCGCAAAGGAAACCGTTTCGCACGTCGTGAGCGTGCCGACGGCCTAAAGCCGTAAAGCGGTAAAAAAATTAATTATAAATACTATCAAAAGCGGGTTTGTATTCCTGATGCAATTCAACAAATCCGACAACTTTATCATATGCCCGGCTGCCGTCCTTTGTTTCGTGATATTCTAAGTTGAAAATATCATGCAACTTTTTTACTAGTTCATAAAAAGCACATGCTTTTTCTCTTTCCTGGCGATCATAAACTGTTACGCACATTGTATAAATGTTAGATTCTACAATTAAATTTTTATGAGTGGATAACATGGATTTGCACCAGCTCATTGTATTATAATCGTTTAAACCAAAATCGAATCTATACCCCGTCAAACCGTACATAAAATTTACTTCTGTATATTGCATATTGTATTTTTTTGCAAAAGATATAAATGTTTTGTTCATTTTTAGACCCTCCAATTTAGGAAAACAGGCGGGAAAGCCCCGCCCGGAATTGTTTTATTTAGTTCAAACAAGCGTTTATTTTTTCTTTCAGATGCGGGAACGCTTCACAAATTTCTTGTACGCTGTCCGCGTAATAATCACCAACCATTTTACCGAAAATTCTAATATTACCAGAATAAAAACAGCCTAAATCATTAAACTGAATATCAAGTCCGGTTGCCTGTTCCTTTTTGTCGTTGTACCACATATCAATCTTGATCATGTTTTCTTATCCTCCTTAAATTTTTGTTAAAAGACCGCCGGGGAAATGCTCCCCGGTACGCTTGCCAGCCTAATTGAATTTAACTTCAAGCGGCTTTACAATTCCACTTCTTAATTCTTCGAGCGCGATTTTATTAACTTCATTTTTGCGATAATCCACCTCGTAAGAATCAATAATTTTGTTTTGAATGTTCATTCTTGCATAAAATTCTTGTGTATCATCTTCCCAGTACCAGACAAAATATGTATGCAAGATATAATTCTTATCATCATAGACACGTTTACAACGTCTTTTACTGCCGTTCATCAAGAAAATATCTTCTTGCGCGTTTAATGCGTCAAATTCTATATCAGAAAGATGATGTTCTATTTCTTTGTATGTCCATATAACAGCACCGCCCCATGTATTTTTTTCGGTCACAACTGCTCTTTTAGTTCTCAACCATGCTTGCATATCTTCTTCAGTCCTCCATGCATAGCTATTCATTCCAGCTTTAGAAGCAAAATATTGATAATCTCCGTTGTTTTCTGCTTTTCTATATGACAAATAATATTTATCATGTGTTTTTGTGGAAAACATTTCTTTATTATCGTTACACTCCCACAAATTAACTGTTGCAGTAAAATAGATTCCGCCATTTGCGCAAGCCCCAGCATTTCCCCAAGTCCAAAAAGTATTGCTTGACATGCCTTTATATGCAAATTCGTTTTCTTTGTGATGGTTGAATGCACCGCCTGAAACACTACCACATAACTTACTATCACAAATACTCAAATGCACTCCGGCATTTTCACAAAGTTCTATATTTCCCCCTCTCTTCATTGTCGCGGTTGCTTTTGGGAAATATTCTCCGTATTCGTTTGTATACTCTACTACATCATATTTTTGAATAACGTCTATAGAACGTGATCTTTCAATCATTTCGATAATGCGGTTTACTTTTTCCACGTCTGATTCATCAAGCCCATAATAGCTGTCGAAAAGCTCGTTTTCTTTCTTTAATGTTTCAAGTGTGTATTTTTTCATAGTTCATTTACCTCTCTTTTTATTTTTTTAAAGTCCGGCGGTTGCGTTGAGGCTACGGCTTGACCGCCGCCGGAGAAATTAATTGATTTTTGTATCTGTCCAGATATTAAGGATTGAGCGAAAACAGTTTAATTCGTCAACCAGAAAACCGCCGTCATTAATATGAAATATTGCGCGTTCTCCATACTCTTTATTGATGTCCTGAACATAATTGTAAAATTCTTCGAACCGCTCTAAGCGGTCAAGATCAAGTATGTACCACTCGTGTTCACTCGGGAGCGTTTTTATAAAGTCCTCTGCATTTGCCGGATAAGCAAATAAACCAGCAACGCTTATTTTGCTTCTGCGGTCGTCTTGTGTACTGCGGTCGATCATTGTGAAGACTGCCCAGTTAAGTTTGCTTAAATAATCTTTATTCATTTTGTCTTTCCTCCTGTTCTTGTGTTCCCTTCGTTGATATTATAATACTATATATAACGCACATATACAAGGCGGAATACTAACCAAATAACGCACATATATAAAAGACAAAATTGTGCATAATGTATAACGCACATAGATATATTGACAATCTAACGCACATACATTATAATAGAAGAAAAACGAAACGGGAGGCGGTCGAGTTATGGCAACAGAAGCACAGCGTAAAGCAGTCAGAACATATGAAAAAAACAACTATAGACTTAATATAGTATTTCCCAAGGACACCAAAGAACGCATTGAAAAATTAAACCTTAATAAAAGCAATAGCGCATTTATTAGAGATACCGTTCTTGCAGAACTGGACAGACTTGAAAAAATATTAAAATAACGCACATAGATATATTGACAATCTAACGCACTTATATTATAATAAAGATAA